CCGGGTCAAAGTCCAGGGCAATCCCCCAGGCGTGCATGCTCTTGCTTTTGCCTCCGGCCGTGCTGCGGTCATTGTAGGATCCGCCATACTGGTCCAGGTGAAGCGCGCGGATCCGGTCCAGGCCATACGCGGCCAGGACTTCCGCCAGGGCCGCCTGAACGTCCTGGGCAATCGCCTGATGCACGCGGATCGTTTTCACGGGCCGCCCCTCATAATATAAAGGATAAGGGGGGACAATAGAAACAAGGTTGTTTTCATCTCCTGCACGGCCAAAAATGGAAAGACCGGCACGGACGGTTGCCTGGTCAGGCCAGGACCGGGGCAGGGCAATGTCCAGGGCGGCGGCAATGCCGCGGGCCGTGGCAGGGCCGGGGATGCCGTCAGGCGTCACGTTCACGGCGGCCTGGACCGCGGACCATATTTCATGACAGCGCAATTTCAGAGCTACGGCGGCCAGCGTTTTAGGCCCCGGCAAACCATCCGCTTTCAGCCCCAGGGCCTGCTGAACGGGTTTGAATTCCCGATATTCTTTGATAATCATATAATTATTTAATTGTTAAATGGTTGGAACTTGTAAGAAAAACTTTACAGTTGAAACTAGTCCCTGTTGTCCAGGAATTCTTCATGCGCCTTGCGGACGAACTCACAGCCGGAACATTTATTTTCCGCATCAATGCGTTTTTTGCGTTCTTCGTCATAAAGCCGCTCATAACGTTCCGCCCGTTTCATTTCCCGCCACAGAAAAATTCCCATGACCGCGGCCACGCTCGCCCCGTTCTGGATGTACTCCAAAAACGGGTTGCCTGACGTGACGGACGCAATCACGGACAGGGCATTAGCCCCCAGCAGGCCCGCGTTGACAACAGATCCGGTCATGGCTTCACTTTTTCAGGGATTGAACGACGGGCGGAACGTCCGTTTCCGGCTGGGCCTGGGAATAGGAGATATGCCCCGGCTCCAGCACCAGGCAGGAACCGTCCTTGCATACCACCGTCTTTTTCGGCGTCACGTCAACGGAATGGCCGCAGCCACCCAGCAGAGCGGAAGCCGCATAGGCAGCACCTGCCAGGACTACCCACAAAAGGCGTTCCCACCACTTCAGGCCGGTTTTAGTTTTGCTTTTTTCGTAGGCATCTTTCATGCCCTGCTTCCCCGCCTCAAGGGCGGCCTGCTTTTGCTCGTCACTTAATTTACTCATGGTTTTGCTTTGTGAAGTATTTGAAAAAGTCCACGGCGGCGGGTGAAGCAACCGTAAATTCGGGGTAGTCACGGGCTGTGAAAATCCGGCGGCCTCCTTGAGAGTTGACGGCCTCAACGGTCAAATCCACGGTTTCCACCGTCCGCACAGGATCATCCCCCTGCCTGGCGCAAATCTCTTTCAACCGCGCCCAAACCTGTCCCGCTTGCCAGTCCTCACCCAGCCCCACCAGAGCGGCAACTACCGCCCGCATCGCCGGGGCTTGATCCACGGGTATATTGTCCTGCGTAAAGCGCGCCGGAGGTCGATAACCGCCCGCGGCCTGGTAAATGGGCGTCAAGGTAAATTCTTCCCATTCGCCGGGCCGGGGAAAATGTATCTGTATTTCTGCGTTACTCATGATTACAAGGGAATGTTAATGTCCACAAAATCAGCCGTTTCCTCGGATTCAATGGCATTGACAGCCAAAGCTTCCAGAGCGTAATAAACCGGATTGACGTTGCCGGGCTGGTAGTTGGTGCGCTCCGCCGCCCCAACAAACACGCTGACAGATCCACCGGAAATTCCCGTCATGTCTGTTACAAGCGTGGAAAATCCCGTGCCCGTTTCAAAGGTGGTCACGCCGCGCACCGCGGCAATCTTCCAAAGTTGCTGACTGCTTCCCCCGCCTGTCATCAAATACAATGAGCCATAGGCGTCCCCATAATCCCCGGCATTGTACGATCGGGGGGCATATTGATGATAAATGACTTTATTGACAATATAGGGAATTGGCTCGTTTTGCGTCGCCGGGATAAAGCTGGTTGTGGTCTTTACCATCCACTTCCGCGCGGTCTCGGCTGCGTATATTTCCCGTACGCGGACGACATACCCGCCACGCGCCGCATCGCGCTCATTGTCAAACGTAATATCCAGAATTTCGCCGGTATTGTAGGCCAGATCATTTCCGGGGATGATACTGTAAGAATCCAGCGTTAAATCTTTCCGCGTCGCCTTGCTCCCCCTCCCTATGCCAATAGTCAACTTTCCCGCGCCCGTTAATTGCCAGGGGATAGAAAAACCCGCAAAACTAGAATAATTCCATTGCCCGGCCGGTCCTGTAAAAGCACAAACGATCGTGCTGTGCGTATTCGCAGGAACGTTCACCCGCGCGTACAGCCCAGCGACAAGAACAGAAGTTTGCGCCGTCCCGGTGGCTGTAATACTGCCCGTATTAAGGTAAAAATGAAGGGAAAAAATGTCTGTCACTCCGGCCATGCCCGCCGCGTACAGGCGATTAACCACCCCCGTGGCTGTCGGTGCCCCCACGGCAAGCGGAATATTGACGCCGCCATTAGCGTTAAGTGTGCTTGCAAAAGTGGCGGGTCCAATACAGTTCAGGCTTGCCCCCTGGGCAATGTTAAGCATGCCCGATTCGTACATTATTGTTCCGCGCCACCATCCCCCGTCCCGAACATCAAGGGACTGCCAAAATCTCGTGATGCCGTAAATCTGATTACAAGTCCCCCCGCTGACGGTGCCATCCGGCCTCCCGGCGATCAATGGCCCGTTGATGGTAGCCGATTCAGCGGTCAGGGCCCCTCCAATGTCCACATCGCCAACGTTGGATTCCAGGGTTCCCGGTTCTCCCTTGTCCCCTGGCCGCCCTTGGGGGCCACGGGGGCCTTGTGCCAAAATAATTTCCACCCGGCCCGTTTCCGCACCGGGCAGGGTGGCCGTTACGTACCATTCCGCCCGTTGTTGCGGATCCGCCGGCGTGACACGTTGGGCAATATCTATTTCCCCCTTCAGGAGCGGCATTTCCGCGCCTCCGGGGAAGGTCAGGAACACGTCATAAAAAGCCCAGCCGGCGGAAAGTCCGGGAAAATTGATGGCAACAATATTTTCGGGATTGACGGCGCTGCAATCCAGCAGCCGGACACAGCCGCCGGACATAGCAACGGCGGCGCGGACCGCGCAACCGGCCAGATCCACTTCCTCCGGCGGATCAAGCGTCAAAACCAGCTCCCCCGGAACATGTGCCGTGGCGGAAAAATTGAATGTAGCGGGCTCTTGCATATAACTATATCCCCTCCGTCTCTTTTGCCCTTACTCGGCCAGGACGATCTGGCCGGGCTTCCAGGTTTCAAGAATCCTTTGTATGTCCTTCAACGTCAATGTTTGCTTTTCCGTTGCCGACAGGAGCGAGGATGACAGGCCCAGGCTCTTTCCGCCGTTGCCTACCTCAACGCCGCTTTGTTTGATAATGTCATTCAGGCCGGGGCCGTCTCCCAGGGATTTCTGCCTGGTCTGGGTCCGTTCAAGCGCTACGTCGCGCCGGGCCATTTCAGCGGCGTCCTTTTCATCCATGCCGGCGTCCTGGTAGCTTTTCGTTTTTTCCCGCAGGGCTATTTCATCCCGGATCTTTTGCGCCCGTTGATCAAGCCCCGCTATTTCCGCGGCCATTAACTCCTGATTCCGGCGCGCCCCGGATTCCATTTTTTCATAATCTTTTCTGGCGTCAGACAGTTCTGCATATTTTTTCCTCAAATCGTCCAGGGCCTTAATTTGATTCATCACGGCATCCGTAGGTTCCTGCCGGGACAATTCGGCAATGCGGGACGTGATGCCGGCCATGCCGGGCTCGGAACCCATGCCGCGGGCTTCCCGGTCCAGCCATTCCCCGCGTTCCCGGAGGCTCTTTTTCTTATAGGTACGGTCAGATTCGCTTTTCATCCAGGAGGCTTCCAGTTCCCGGAGTTTCTTCCGGTTCTGCTCCGCTTCCCTTTCCGCCTTTTCCCGTTCCTTGGCGAGTTCTGCCAGGCGTTTTTCCGCGGCGGCCTGTTCCCGGATCCGGGCCAGGGCTTCTTCACGGGACGATTGATAAAGGGTGTAAAGATCCGTCAGGCTCCCCACCACGGCGGCCTGATCCTTCCATTCCTCCGATTCTTCGCCGGCGGTCTTGGCGACATATTCCAGTTCTTCTTCCGCGCGGCGCAAATTGTTCAAGATCCTGTTCCCCACGGCGTCCACATCCGTTTCCGTGTTGGCATTTTTCATGCCTTCTTCATACGCCCTCCACTCATTATCAAGAAATTGTCCTTTTCTTACGCGATCGCCCGCACGGGTGCGGGCTTCCTGGTCATTATCCCCGCCGGCGGGGGCTGCCGGCGCTCCGGAAAGTTGCCGGTAAATGTAAGAGATCCCTTCACCAATCGCCACCACGGCCAAACCTACCCCCGTTGAAATAATGGCGCCCTTGATGGCGACCATGGCCGCGCGGACGGATGCCGCGATTCCCGCCGCTGCGGCGCGGACCACGCCCGCCGCCGTGGCGGCGCCCGTCCGGATGGCATTCCACAATCCCGCCCAGCTGCCTTTGGCGAGCAATACCCAGGAGGACATGGACGTCAGGCTGCCCTTTGTCTGCGCCATGGCGGCCACCATTTGAGACCGGGACGTGAGAAACGCCACCCCAATACCTAGTACAGCCGTAGAGACATGATCTGCGTTGTCCACAATGAGGGGCAGGGCATACCCTGCCGCCTCGCCTAACGCCAGGGCTGCATCCGCGGCCCGAAACAAAAAAATTCCCGTTTTTTGGCCCCATTCCGTGGCCCCGTCCTCCCATTTTACCAGCCGGGTGTCCACTTGTTCCAAAAGGGCGCTTAACGGCCCCAGCAAGCCGGCGCCAAAATTTTCCTGCAGGTTGCCCCAGGCGTTTTCCGCCCGTTTTAGCAACCCTTCCCAGCTTTTCCCCACTTCCTTTTCCGCGTCTTTCAGGGGGCCGTCTTCCTTGGCAAGCTCCCGGATGGCGGCGGCCACGTCATCAAATCCAATTCCTTCTTTCAGTTTCTCCTGGAGGGCATAGCCTGAAAGTCCGGACGTTTTTTCCATGGCTCCCATCAGATCCACCTGGGCGGCGTTGAATGCCTCCATGATTTCAGAATTAAAACCTTTCAGCCCCCCGGAACCCTTGACCATGGCGGCCACCAGGGCATTCATTTTGCTTTGGTCCCCCTGGGCGATCGTGGCAAGCTGGCGGACCAGATCAGGTGCAAAACTTTCGGAAATGCCGCCGCGGATTAACTGGGCGGCGTTTTTGAACATTTCCGTGGGGGTATATTGGGAGGTCAGGGCCCAGTCATTGATGGTTTCAAGGATGCGCTTTGCTTCATCCGCGCTGCCTGTCAGGCCCGTCAATTCACGTTCCACGCGCTGGATGGCCGCAGACGGCGCGACAAAATCAAAGGCTTTTTGAACAGCGCGGCCAATAGCGGCTCCCGCTGTAGAAACCATGTCTTTCGCGCCGAAAAATGCAAGGCCAATCCGGGCCGTTTTAGCTGTGGTGGAATTCGCCAGGGCATCCACAGATTCTTGAATTTCCGTCAATGCCTGCTTGAATTCAGCGGCATCCGCTCCCAGCGTTACAGTTACGTCAGGCATTGCTTCCAACGGTTAAAATCCTATGAATCGCTCTACCCGGTCCAGGGTGGCGCGGGAACAGTTTTTGGAAAACAGGGCATGGCGGGCGCCGGATTGCACAAGCACCATGACTTCCCGCTTTTTCACTTCGTCCACCAGCCGCCGCTTGTTGTGAAAGCCTGTGATGATATAGGCCAGAGGATCAAGGTTGTTCGGATCGTTCAGCCAGTCCCAGTCTTCCCAGCGCGCAAGCACTTCTCCCATGGTGTATTTCCCATCCCGGCTGCGTTTCCCAAACCACCAGGTGACCGCCCCGCCGGGCCCGGCGATCCCTTCGCCAATCACGCGGGAAAAGCCCGGCGTGTTGTTCAGGAGGGGGAACCCCAATGTGATCAGGCACGCGGCAAGTTCCGTGTTGCGCGTGCTGTCAAAATCTTCCGGCGTCAGGATGGCGCCGCCGTCTTCGTTTTTTTTATCCGGCATAATATTGATAATTTGTTAAAATTGAATGAATAATTCGTAACTGCACTTATAAACCATGAACGTTTCCGATGTGCCGGCAAGCGCGGGGGATGATGACGCCCCCAGGACTGCCCAGGCGGCGGGCGCGTCCTGGCCGTTCCGGCGTCCGGCAAGCGCGGCCATGACTTCCGCGCAGGCGCGGGAAAAGGCAGTTACGTCCAGCACCAGGGCGGCGGGCTCCGCTTCCGCGTACCGTTGCCGGTACATGATTTCCCCGGAAATTTGGTAGGTGAAATTTCCGGAAATGATTTCATCCGCGCCAGTTACATTCACCAGAAGGGCCTTGTCCCCTTCCTTTTCGCCGTCCGTTGGTTCCCAGACAGGCACGCCGGCGAATTCCGGGCGTTCCTGAAGCGCCTCCGCAATAATTTGTGCAACAATTTCGGTATTCATGGTTTATTTGTCGTAGATGTCTTCGTCCCAGCCGTCCGGACCGGAAAGCATGTATGTATCAGTTACTTGCCATTCCTTCCCGTATCCTTCCACGGACGTTCCCATACTCATCCAGTTGAATTTTCCGGAGGGGGATTCAAACGGCCCCGGCGGCGCGGCAATCGTGCAGGCTTTCTGATAATTGATCGTTCCGGGATCCGTTACTTTGTAACGGACTTGCAGCACAATTTGCGGGCTGTAAAAGCTCGTGATGCCCTTTTTTATCTTTTCAATCAATTTACTGTTATCATCCCCAAGAATGCTTCTAATGGTCTTTTGTGTGACCGGCTGCCCGTCTTTCGATATGTCAATCTTGGTCCCCATGCAACCCCCGTTCACCAGCCTTTTCAGGGCGTCCAACTTCTCCCCGGAATAGCTTTCCGCGAGTTTGTGCGTTAAAATGGGCTGCGGCACGCAAGTCACGGAAAGGGAATACTGCGGACTTTCACGGGTGCTTCCCGGCATTTCAAATTCTTCCTCTTCCTTCCCGTCCATGGCCTGGCGGCGCACCCGGCATTCCGCAAAATCCCCGGCTTTCCGGGTAACGGTGGCTGTGATATTCCACAAATCCCCGCCGGCGGCTGATTGGCGGGCCGCATAGGCGCACATTTCAGCCCAGGTTCCTTCCCAGGTTTCTTCCGTATAGCCCCCGGAGACAGGTTCCCCTTTCCCTTTATTGACTACGCAATAACTGCGCTGTACTTGTTCAATCGCCATAAGTAGCTAAAAATGAATTGTCCTGTTCGATGATTTCAGCAATCCGGGAACGCATGGCACGTTGTTTTGCCCGGTCCGCATAGGCCCAGCGGGTAGCATTGCCTTCCTGGACCAGCCACGCATGGACGTATTGGAGCAGGATTTTCAACGGCATGTGCTTGATATAGTATTCCGTCCAGCCGGTCGCGCGGGCCATGATCATAATCAATCCCGCCCACCCGTCCGGCTCCGCTAGTTTTTTGAGGGCGCCCCGTCCGGATCCTTGATCCCCTCCGCCTGGGCAGACATGATCGCGTTCATTTCGCGCGTCATGCCCTCCACAATTTTCCCCAGCGCGCCAAAACCCACTTTTCCGGCAAAGGCCAGGACGGCCCGGCGGATGGCTGCCGCATCGTCAAAACCGCCGCCGGCCACCAGCCGCACCACGTCTTCTTCCGGCGCCGCGTGGATCCAGACAAATTCCGCCAGGGCGTACATGCTCATTTTTTCCGGAGGATTTTCCGCAGGCTCCGCGCCGTCTTCCAACGATGGACCTTCCCGGCGGCGGTTCAGTTGAGTCAGGCAGGAGTTATTCAGGAGTTCCAGCATAGCCATGCTTGACAGGCTGATAGGGCGGACTTTCAGGCCGTTCACTTCCGCCTGGGGCAGATCGCCGGAAACAATGGATGTGGTATTGGTTATTTCACGCATATAACTATATCCCCTCTTTCTCTTTCAGCTTCCCTTCCAGCACGGCTTCCATGATCCGCGCGCACGCTTCCCGGATCGTCCCTCCGTCACGCTCCACAATAGGATGATAAAACGCCATTTGCCCGCAATGCACCGCGCACACGCCGCCGCGCGCCAGGCGGGCGATTTCCGCCAGATCGCGCGGATCACACGTCCGGACGCCAATCAGACGCCGCCCGCCCCGGAATTCCAGCACGTCCACCCCGGCGGACCCGTACAGGTATAACAGAATTTTTGAAATGGTCTGGTCTTCCGGATATTCCTGACGGGCATTTTCCGGCCATTCCCGCCGGGACAGCAATTCCAGCGCGGCTTTGATGGCCGCCCGCGTGATCCAGTAGCAGCAGCCGGCCCAGGCAAGCGGAACACGGCATTGCATCCCTCCCGCCACCTTTCCGCGGTCTTTCAGGCTGCGCGTGATTTCCGCCGGATCCATGAGCAGCGTATCAGCGTCAATCTTGATGACCGGATCATCCCCTGGGATGTCCAGCATGCACCCCAGCATGCCGCGCACGCATTCCAGGCCGTTCAGGTTCCCCCCGCGGGCAAAATAGGTGATTTTGTAAAATATATCGTTCCCCGTGGGGACTTGTGCCGGAAATAAAGGCTTCGCCGCGTCATCAAATAAATAAAATTGGGCGGCCTGGTCTATTCTCCGTATTTGTTCCATGCATATTTTCAAGCATTGGTGATCGTCTCGATATAAAAATATTGCGTAGTTCATTTATTTAATTTATCGGTGAATAAATTTTGGAGGTCACAATCCATTCCCCCTGCTGGATATAGATTTTTCCGTTTTCGTCCCGGTGCAGGCGTATTGCATGGTCGCTGTCGCATACAAGAGCGGTCCAGGAATCGCTTATAAGACTATCAGAGCCATCCGGCGCCGTTTCCGCGTACAGCTCCACAGCCAATTTATTATTCCGGATAAACAAGCCTGCCTTCACACCGTTGACAGCATCAGACCAACTTGATTCATAATCCAGCACCACATATTTTCCATTTTTCCGCAAAGGGGTGCGAAAACTCAATTCTTCCGCGTCGCCCCCAGGAGTAACTATAAGAGAAAGAGCCCCTGCCTCCGTGGACAATCCTACCTTAGCGCCTCCACCTAAATCATGAACGCTGGTATCTACCGTTAAATCAAGTTCCCCGGCCAAACCCTCCGGAGATACTGACAAAGACAGCGGCCATTTTCCATTTTCCCCCGGCGTTTTGGAATCTACCGCCGTTGAATCAATCCTGATCTGTAAAATCTGCGTATCAATGTCATTCCCGTCCTGGTCCTTGTCCTTTTTCCATTCCAGCCCATCCCCAGGTTCCACTTTTTGGGCGGATAAAGACAGCTTCCCTTCTTTGTCCTCAATGTTGACGGACCCGTCAGAAGAACATAACAATTTAAGCTTATAAGGATCTCCATCAGTGTTCCCGCCGTCTTCCTTTTCTTCGTAAATCAGCGAACAGTCCGCGCTGGAAGGTTCTTTCGCGTCTTCAATCAAGGCGCTGATCTTCCATGTTTTTATTTTATTCCCGTTTGCGCCGTCTTCTTCGTCTTCCTCCGCCTGAATTCCTTTCCCGGCTTTAATGACAATTTCGTCCGGGCGGATAATATAAACAGGTCCCCCGGCATGTCTCCAAATAAGTTCTTCCCCAATGGTAGCCAACGAAAATTCCAGGGAGGTTCCACTTCCTTCCGTGGCGGTTCCTTCCTGGACCACGCCGGAAGAAAATTCCCCGGCATCATCCAGCGTGACAACAAGCTTGATTTCCCCGGTATAGGTATCGCCCGCAATCAGGGTCCATTCTTTTTCCCCTACAACATTTTCTTTTCCTTTAACAATTACGCGCCCCTGGTGGCAACACCAGCCCCAGGCCCCCGCGTCGTCTTTCCGGTACAGGACCGCAAAATCCATTTCCGGCAGGGGCAGGGCGTCAAAATGCTGCGGAACCATCATTTCCCCTGCGGTGCTGACGTTTTCTGACAGGTGGCGGATGCTGTCACCAAGCGCATTGAATTTTCCTGCGCTTAAAGGATCGCCTGCTTTGAAAATAGGTATCATGATTTCATGATATGTTTGAGGTTATCCCCTCATGGTGCACTGCGCCTTTTTCAGCAGCCATGATTTCACTTTTTCATCCCGCTTCCGTATTTTGGCTTTCACTACTTCATCAAGTAATTGATTGATAATAAAGTTCATGTTTGGGTGGTAGGCCGTGGAATTGGTAATGATTATTTCCCACTTCCCACGGCGGTTCACCAGCCGGGCCCGCCCGCCGCCGGTTCCGTGGCGTTTCACCCAGGCGGGGATGCCGGTTTGCCGTCCGCTCAATACCGCTCCGGCCATCCATCCGGCGGCCATGCGCCCCACGCGGGCCAGGCGCCGTTTATATTCCGCGTTCAGGGCCTGTTTTGTCGTCCAGGCCCGCGGGCCGTGCCAGTTCAGCTTCATTCCCTTCCGCCCGCGTTTCATCCCAAATCGTTTCAAGTGCGTGCGCGGATCCACAATCAGCACGGGATCTTTAGGGCGCGCGAGCATGAACGGGGAAAGATGGTGCGCTCCGTCGTCATAAGTCATCAGTTGGCCGCGGGAACGGTAATAGCGGGGCTTGGCAAATTCAGAGCCCATAATATCCCAGCGGATCCGCGTTTCCTGGCGGTTTTTCGCTTCCGCTCCCTGGACGCGGGCGCCGTTTCTTCCCCCGCCTGAAGGCGGCGTCCAGTCAATAGCCGCTTTGGTGAAAATCCGGCCATAGTCCAGGGCGGCTTCATGGGCCGCTTCCTGGGCGCCGGCTTCCAGTTCCCGGCAAAGCCGGGTGAAGCCGGCCATGTTGAATTCCGAACGGACTTTCATGATGCAAGATCCATGTGGATCATAGGATCCGTGTTGCCGCTCGTTACCGTGGTAATATAATATATGACCGGCTGATCCCCCAGCGGGGCGGAAACGGTGAGGCGGTCCCCGGCCCGCGGAAGCTTGGGAAGGTCATGAGCTCTCAACATGCAATGTGCCGTAACCTGTTTTTCCGCGCCTCCAATTTCCACGGTGTACCCCACGGCGGCGGGGGAAACAACGGCGTAACAATCCGCATACACGTTCCCTTTGCGCAACAGCCGTACACGTTCCCCCAATTCCCGGATCATGTCATTCCCGCCGGCGGTTAATAACTCACGTACACTCATTGATGATAATTTCGGAAAAAGGGCCGCCGCCCGGACGTTTGCACGGTTCCGACGGCGGCTCATAGTTCAACAAATACCGGACAGGTTATGCCGCGGGGTCTTCTTCTCCGGCGTCTTTTTCGGACGCGGTTCCGGATGCCGCGGCGGCGGTACTCAACAACCGCAGATTTTCCGGTAGGGCCACGACGGTTCCCACGGCGGCTTCTACGGAGTGCATAACCCCTTCCATCCCAGGCACAACCCATTGTTTCAGGTAAAGCTTGATGCCTCCGACGCTGCCCAGTTCGGAAACGAAAATGGCGCCGTTTTCGGTGGGAATCAAGGGCTGGCGGCTGATGATGCCGATGGCATTTTCATATCCCATATATCCAATGGTTTTTTTATCGTCAGACAGGGCTTCCAGGCCGGTAGCCTTGTAAATGCCGCCAATCCCGTACACGCCGGTTTCCAATTTCAGGCTGTCCGCGTTATAAGGCGTCAGCTTGGCGTGGTAGGTGGGATTCACCGTCAGGGCGGACACTTCCGGGATGATCAGTCCGGAAAGCACGGTTGCCACGTATTCCGGCGTGAAGCTTTCCAGCGTCACGCCGGAAATTACTTCCGGCGCGGCGGTCTTGATCTGCGTGTGCAAGTCCTTCAGGACGGCCTTGGCTACGGTTTCAATAGCCTTGTTCAGCTTCCCTTCCAGGCGGCTTCCGGCGGCCATGTCATAGGACGTGACCAGGAACGGGCGGCTGTAGCGGTTGCACTCAATGCTGACGGCATCCGTTTTGACGGCTGAAACGTTCCAATCTTCCGGGTTCTTGAGGGCTTCCCCTACTTCCCTGGCAATTTCAATGGTTAGCGTGACGGCCCGTCCTGGCCCAAAAGTCACAATTTCGTCCGTGTAGTCCGTTGTATAACGGTCCAGCGGGGCAAAAACCTCGCTTACCGCGGCAAGGCTTTTGCTTGCAACAGTTTTCCAGCCCAGGCCGGCAATGCTGTTCGTGTTTTCCGCCATGTGCATGCTGGGCTTCTGGTCGGTCAAATTGGTGACCGGGAACAGATCCTTCATATTAAACGGCTTGTTTCCTTTATTTGCGATAGTCATATGTTTTTTTGTTTTCTAATAGTTGAATGTTAATATGTTGTTATTCTTCGGAAGAAGCGCTTCCGAACGCATAAACGGTTCCACTCACGTCCAGTTTCACGGGGCCCGTGTTGGTCATGCTGCGCTTGACAGTCTCAATGAATACCGTTGTGGCTTTGGGCGTGTTGTTCCAAATGGGCGGAATGGTATTATTCAAAAGGAGGGTGCTTCCCATGGTCAGCGTATAATCCCCTCCCAGGGGGAGGGCTCCGGACATGCTGAAGCTTAATTTTTCGTCAATGATGTAAACACCAATGACTTTTCCCATATGATCCTTCTGTTCGTATTTCTCCATGGACCCGTCAAAATTCATGCTTTCGACAAGGATCCCGGATTCGCTGTTTTTGATCCCGAATTCCGGCGTTGTACCGTAAAGAGTTGGCATCGTATGATTTCTTTCTTGGTTGATTCTCCGGTCTGACGGGCCGGGACGTAGGAATCTCAATCGCATTCAAAGCCATTTTTTCACGGCCTCCGGATAGGCGGACGTGACAGCAAGGCGGTCATCCACGGTCAGAGACATGAATTCTTCCCTGCTGGCGGGCAGGGCTACCGTTTGCGCCGGGGCGGTCATTTCGGTTTCCGTGGCTGACGGAAGATCGGAAGCGGGAATATTCAGGGACGCCAATCTGGCCGTAACCTGTTTTTCCACCAGTTGTTCCGTGATTGCCGCCTGTTGATCCTGGGCGGCTTTCAGCTTCGCCACTTGGGCCTTCAGTCCCTTGTTCATGGCAGCCAGGCGGCTGTTCTGCATTTTCAGCGCTTTCAAGGGATCCTTTTTCTTCCCGGATCCCGTAAGGCCAAAAATACGCATGCAGATGCCCCCCGCGGCGTTTTTCAGGTTCAGGCGGCTTCCGGTCATGCCTGCCGCCGGGGCGGTTTCTTCGTCTTCGTCGTCCCCTTCTTCCCCTGTAGGGCTTTCGTCGTCTTCTTCGTCATTGTTGCCGGTTTCCGCGGTGGCTGTGGATTCGTCGTCTTCGTCTCCGGCGTTTTCTTCTTCGTCGTCCTCACCGTTTCCGGCGCTTTCGTCGTCATGGATGACTTCATCCACAAAGCCGTAAGCAATGGCTTCCGCGGCGCTGTAATAGACGCTTGCCTTATGGTCATTGCTGACCTGTTCCCAGGACTTTCCGCATTTTCCGCCATAGATGGCAAACATGCGTTCCCGTTCTTTGATCAGCATGGCCGCATAATTCATGATTTCATCCGGGTTCCCCCAAACGCCCGCATAGGGCTGATGTACCATGAATTTAGCGCTTTCGCTCATAGCTACCGTATCGGCGGCCATGCACAGCAGGCTTGCCGCGCTGGCGGCCAGGCCATGAACTTCCGCCCGGACAGGGATCTTGCATGAACGGATGGCATCGTACATGCTCAACGCGGAAAAAACGTCCCCGCCGGGCGAGTTCACGCGCAAGGTGATGCTGGACGCGCCCTGATTGGCGGCGGCTTTCAGCTTATCGGCAAATTCAAGGCATTGGGCGTCATCCCACCCAATAACCCCGGTAACGTCCACGACCGCCACGGCGCCGGAGGTTCCGGCTTGCATGGTCAGCATGGGCAACTGGTATGTTTTTTTTCTATTCATGATATGATACAGGTTTCCCTATATATTTTCCCCGCCGTCTCTTTTGCTCTTTTCCCCGTTGCCGGCATTTTCCGGTTCATCGTCTTCCGGAGGCGGCCCCGGGTGCACGTCATGGGCCGCATGTGTGGAGCCGATGGCGCCAGGCAAAAGTTCCGTGATGGGGATGCCGGAGGATTCGGCAATTTCATGAGCCCGGCGCAACAAATCCGCCCGGCGGTCCAAAATGCTTTCCGCAGTCATGCCCTCCGTGGCGAGCGTCCAGCGGTCCGCGTCAGCCAGTCCTTCCCGGATCAGATTGATTGCCAGGCCCCCTTCACGGCCTAAATCAATCGTCAAATCACGCTGACCCACCCAGGCCACGTTTTCCCAGGCGGGATCTTTACAGCGGGGGAGGCGCCCCGCCTCCATTTCCAGGGCCAGGACATGCCGGTAAATCCGGTTCATGTACACTTCCCGCGCGTCTTTCCGTTCGTCGATCCAGCGCCGCAATTTTGACAGGATCAGCCGGGCCGCCGCGCTTCCTAACGTGTTGATGTCATAGAGGACTTCCGCGTCCAGTCCCACGCCGTAGGCGATTTCCGCGAGCAAGTCGCGGATGAAGGCGGCCACATTGGGAGATGGCCGCTGGTCATAAATGGCTTTCAGATCACGCCCTGGGGCAAGGCTGACTACACGGGCCCCGCCGCCGGTGACGACTTCAAAGGATTGCGCCGGATTTTCCGGTTTTTCGTCACAGCCCGGTTTCTTTTTGCCCCCAATGGCGGCGGCCATTCCGGGGGCCTTGTCTGCCTCCGTTTTCGTTTCGACAAATCCCACGGCGGCGGACAGTTTCACGCTGGCTTTCGTAAAGCCGTGTATTTCCGCAATATCCACCCCGTGCCGGATGGCGTGGATTAGATCTGATTCCCCGCGTGGGACTGCCGGATCCGGATCCCGCTGATACAGGATGGCACAGCCGGCGGGGATGACGATGCAGCGGCCCGGCGCCGTTGCCAGTCCATAAGCAACCGGGCGCCCCTGTGCGTTTGTTTTCACCCCCTGGTTCCAGCCGTCTTCTTTACCCAGGCCCGGCGGCGTGATTATCTTCGGCGCGCTGTACCAGGCCACCATTCCCCCGCCGTCCAGGCCGCGGGCCAGAACGCACAGGCAATCGCCGTCAATGCTGGTTTTCCTTTCGGCCCATGCCTGCATGGTTTTCCAGGATAATTTTCCCGTAACGTCAAAAGCGGCGGGGCTGGCCACCCGCGCCAGAAAGGCCGCGCGGGCTTTCCGGTTCCAGTCCCGGTCTTGCGTCGTAGGAATAGGCATCAGGCAGCCCTGCAATAGCCAAATGTCACGGACGGCCTTCCGGATGACGCCGGAATTCTTGTACAGATACCGGGCGGCCCTCATGACGGCGGCACGGTCATAATCATCCATTTCGGAGGCGTCATCCAGCGTAGGCCAGTACAACATGCCGTTAGCCCAGGGCAGGGCGCCCTGGATGCCTCCGAACATTTGAGGGGACAGGGCGCGGGGCTGGTTCAGGGCCTCCGGCATGGAGCCCAGATCTGCCCGGTTCATGCGTAACTTGTATTTTCTCTTGCGTCGTTTCATGTCAATAATCTGTATTCCTAAATCCTACAATGGTAACGCTTTGTCCCGGATTCGGAGATTGCCCCGTCTTCGCCTTGATCGCCATGTTCAGGGCGGCCAGTAGGCTTTCCGCGTCCATGCGTTGTTGCCGGCTGTAACTGCTGCCGCCGCCCCCGCTGGCGGATGTGATCATGTCAAGTTCAAGTAGCTTGTCCGCTACTTCCTTTCTTTTGGCCTTGAGTTCCTGGAGGCTGTAAGCCTCCGCCAGGGCATCTAAACTTTCTTGAGAAAATCCGCTCATACCTTATTCCCCGCCGTCTCTTTCTCTCTCTTCTTCCGGTTCGGGATCCGGGACGGATGATTTCAGGACCCACCAGGAAAACATGCAGAGCTTCACGCAGTCGCCATAGTGGTCTCCGGCAATTTTCTTCCATTGGCTGGGGCTGCCGGGTTTCTCTTCTAGTACTTGCCCGCTCAATCCCCTGATCAGATCCGGATCCGCGTTCCCCGGAAGGTGCAGCCCAGGGCCGCGTCCGTGTGCAATGCGTTCGGCGTATAGTTCGATTTTTGCGGCCCGGTCCTGATAGGTGTACAGTTCAAGGCCCGGATGCGTTTTCAAATCCGTGCGATTCCAGACGCCAAAACCCGCGGCGGATCCTTTTGTTGGATAAAGCTGGCCGGGCATCAGGGCGCATTCCGTATAGGTCGCTTCCGCGCTCCAGCCGGAATCTACTAATCCCAGCGCCGGCTGAAAGATATGATCCCCTGCCTGATACAGCAATCCGGGGAAATGGGCGGCAACGCCTTTCCGGCCTCCCTCCGTCCGGAAACTTAGGATGGTTCCCCAATCGATAACCCATAATTCCCCGCCGGCTGACACGGCGCAAACAACCCAATGCGTTTGCAGTTCCCCCGGATCATAGCCGGCCACCAGGTACAGCGGTTCCACGGGGGGCATTTCTCCCCGACGGTACGCGGAAGTTTTCAGGGCTTCCACAGCCTGATCTTTCACTTTAACCTGATATTTTGAGTAAGGCAGGGCTTCCCAGGAATTCCGGAAGTTCTGTAATTCCATTTGCGCCAGAAGGGCGCGGGAACTTTCTACAAATTTACGGGCAAACTGACCAAAGGACACGAAAGGGGAATAAAGCGAATTCAAATGATACCCGCGCCGGGACGGATGCGCGGCTTCATTGGTGGCCCTCCATTCGCCCGCCTGCATCATGTCTATTTTTTGGGCGTCGTAAATGGGCCGTGAACAATCCGGGCAGACATAGCGGGCGCTGGCTTCAATTTCTTCCAGGCTGTCCCCGTCCCAAACCAGCGTTGCCCGGCTGAATTCAAACCGGATCCACATCCCGCAATGGGGACAGGGCATGAAGTATTCCCGGCAATCCGTCAGGCTGTAGCCCTGCCAGTAGGGTTCATCTTCAACATTCGGTGTACTGCTATGGATGATCAGCCGCCGCGGAAAGGCTTTTGTACGTTCTTCGATCAGGGCGGAAGGATGCGCTTCTTTTTTGTTGATATGTTCAAATTTCGCTTCCTCGTCTTGGATCACGTAAGCAATGGGCCGGGATGACAGACGGGCAGGGCTGGTCACGCCGGTCATGTAGATCGGCATATTGTCCAGCGTCATTTCCAGCGGGGCAAAAGATGCGGGATTCCGGAGGATATGCCGGGCAAGGCAGGGATTCGCTTTCAGAAACGGCTGAAGGCGGTTGCGGGAAAAGGGCGCGGCCAGATTATCGGATGGGAGGGCCCATAGCAAGGGCATGGGATCGTGTTCCAATAGATAGGCCAGGGCCAGGAGGTCCAGCGTTGTTTTTCCGGTTTGGGCTGCCCAAACCAGATACAAGTGTTCAATCCGGGTATTACGCAGGCATTCCAGCGGTTCCCTCATGTAAGGCTGACGGTCCAGGGACACGGGGCCCGGCGCGTTTGGGGAGGTTTCCCTCGGCAGCCTCAATTCCCGTTCCACCCATTCCACCACACTCCCCCGCGGCTGAAATAGGAGATCTTCTAACATGGCAAAAGGCTAGTGATATATTCATCCATTTTTCGTATTCCCGTGTTCCATTCCGGCATGGCGGTTTCAAAGGCTTGGTAAAACTCATGCCGGTTTTCCGGAGACAGGCGGCCCGCAATGTTCACTTCCAGCTTTTCAATGACGGATCCAAGCGGTTTCAAGTGTGTGCGGATTGCCATGACCCGTTCCACCGGGATCCACAATCCCGCCGCACGCAATAGCGCTTCCCGGTGCTTGGTGGCGTCTTCCCATTGTTTCCGGGATTCCCTGGTGGCGCGGGCCAGGGACGGAATAATATCCTGCTTGCCGGGATCTTTCAGGGCCGCGTTCAGCAATCCGTTCATTCCTTGCCATGCGGCCCAGGCTTCCGTGCAAATCAGTTCTGCTTTTTCCAGATCCGTTCTTTCCTGGGCGTCTTCCCGTTTTGCCGGGCTGGCCACCTGTTTCCCTTCACAGAATTCTTGCCACATGGGCGTGTTCTTTTCCCGCTGTTTCCGGGCCCAGCGCTCCGTTTTGCCGTGAGCTTTCGCCAGAGCCCGCACTTTCAAACTGTCTTCCGTTGGTCGTCTTGGCATGCTATTTTTCCTTTTCCTTATTCCCCGCTTTCTCTTTCTGGCTGTTCCGTTTTTCGCTGGATTTTTATATTCCAACATGCTAATAATAACGGCGTTGCGTTCCGTAAAAACTCCGTTCCACTTTCAGAAAAATACCCCCGCCAGTCACACAAGCACCGATCGGAACGGCCCCAGGCAAAGAGATTCCTTACCCCCCTTCCGGGGTTGGATCAGGCCATCATGGGAATGTAAGAGGACTAAATAAGGCTTCTCGTGCGCGCTTGTGCGCGCGTATAGCGTAGTAGCATACACATTGCCAACATTGCCACAAACAAAGCATATTTATAAACTATGCACTATAATGCACTAATAAAATACAAAACGCATAACTAATTGATAATGAGTAGAATGAAAAAGACCTCATAAGCCTTTGGTCGGGTGTTCAAATCACCTCCCTGCTACCATCTTCAAAGCCCCTTAAATCCAACGGTTTAAGGGGCTTGTTACTTTTAGAGCATAGTTTACATTCCATGCTGGAAAACAGTGAAAAAGGGTATAATGTAGTCAAAAAGCATGCATAATGATGCACAGCTTGGTTGACGGTTGGAAGCCGCGCCCTTGCACTTCCCGCCCTGGGAAACCGTGGCGGGTTGTTATTACGGTGCGTGTCTCTAACATGGGGATATGAATGTTAGATTGGAATCCCATTTACGAGAAACTGCGCTTTCTTTTCTCATAAATTTTACCGTTCAGGATGCCGGATGAAGGGAAGGCCTGGTACCGGACAGATGCCGGAAAATAAAAAAACCGCATTGCTTTTGGGCAATGCGGCGGAGGAGAGAGGGGAATGGGTTTAGACGCGGCGGCGCATCATCAGAGCGGCTAACCCCAAAAGGCTCAGAGACGCCGTAGCCGGTTCCGGCACATTTTGAACTGCAAAGGAAGCGATAGGAACATAATTCGTAACGATTGTCCCGTTCTGGTTGTAAAGCTCTTCCCCATTGGAATTTGTTGCAAGCCTGACTCCTGCGCATGCAAGGGGTGATGATTCCGAGGGAGACTGTCCTCCAGCCAGACTGGTCAAGGTACTTTCCGGGGACAGATTGTTAAATGAGGATTCGTGTCCATAAAAGACGGCTGTGTATGTTGTGGATGAGGACAATAGAAGATCACTGAAGGTGAATGTATTTTTCCCGACAGGAGCGGAAGCTTGCCATGCGGATTTACCTACAAAGTTCCAAGTTTCCCCATTCTTTTCATAAATGGCAATTCCCAGAGCGGAATTGCGATACCACGTATTGGCAGTAGTAAGAGCAAGGCTTTCCAAGAGAACCTGATCCGCAAGAGGGGCTGATGGTGTTAACCAACCCGAGTTGGTCAGCGTAAAATTGAATCCGGTACAGCCCGCTTGATTATTGGAGGTTTGAGGCCCAGTGACAGTAATTTGTTCCGCACCTGCATTGGCCATTAGTCCAATAACCAATAGAGTCAGAGTTTTTTTCATATGGAATGTACAGTTAAAGTTAATAGAAATAGTATGAATGTGTGTGTCAAAATAACGGATTTGGAATCCGCAGCGCAAATGCAAGAGATGGGATATTTTCGTAGCAAAAAACATTCCGATTATCGGGATTTCTATTAGCTATATATGTAATGCATTAATAATTAATTTGAAAAATCTATCTTCGCGAAAGGAGGATGAAGCGGGATATCGTTTTTTTTCCTGCGTGTTCATAAAAAATGGAGAGGGAAAATTTGTCTTGTTCTCCGGTCAGGACTGGAGGGAAAAATACGGTAACAGGTTTACGCTTTTCCCATTTTATAATTTTACGTTGACGCCGGATTCCAAATTCGCAAAATTCTTTTTTGACTATATAGCTTTTATAATGTTTTTATTATCAGATTATTATTGCTGATTCTTTTTCGGTAGGAAGAAGATTCCAAGAGGAAAAGAGAAATGGAAAAACCTTTCCTAAACTTACTATATACCCTTTAACGAGCAGACGGGAGTAGCTACCCGCCCATTTGGTGCAGGGAATTCCGCCCATAAGCAAGAACGGAGCAGATAGGTAAATAGAAAACTATTTCAGCCTTAACCCAAAAACCCCGGATTTGCGACCGCTGAGTTCCAGGGTGCGCAGACGTTCCGGAGGCAGGCTGTCGCGGGAAAATTCCGCGTAATGCATGCGATCCCGGAAGTAATGGACGGCGCTTTGGGAGAGGGCGAAGATGAAGTCCATGCCCATTTCCTCCGCTTTCCTTTTGGCGAATTCACATAATGCGCGGCCGTAGCCGCGGCCTTCATGGCGGTGCTTGATATACAGGCAGCCCAGTTCCGCACTGTGGTGTTCCGGGTAGGGATAAACGGCAACGCAGCCCACGATGCTGTCGTCCAGGGTCAGCACGTAGTAACTGTCCATCCTGGCGGCGATGTCTTCGTAATTCCGGTTGACCAGTTTGGAGTCCACCACGGAACGGGCGATCATGGAGAGGAGCTCCGGAATGTCTTCTTCCTTCAGCGGGCGTATTTCCCGGTAGGAGTCCGTGTGGACCATGGTGCCTACGCCTTCTTCAGAGAAGAGTTCCTCCACCAGCACGCCGCGCATTTTTCCGTCCAGCAGATGCACGCGGGGGATTCCCGCCCGGCAGGCTTCCGCCGCCTGGTCAAGCAGTTCGCGGTGGGTCACGTTTCCTGCCAGCCCCGCTACTTCCGATTCCAGAATGGCGGCAATGGGGCGGCCATCCAGAGACGGAACCTTGTGGTCATTGAGCAGGGCGATGTATTTGGAGGCCCCCAGGCTGAAGGCCATATGGACGGATTCCGGGTCAAAAGAGCCGGAACGGCCGGAAGCCACCACGGGAATCTGGTGGCGCCCCAGGATTTCCCGGACTCTTTCCCGGACAAGCTGGCCGCCTTTCAACGGCGCTTCCACCAGGGCGGAACGCATTTCACAGACGCGCGTGTGTTCGTACAGCGCGGAGGCGTCCGCCCCTTCCACAATCAGGACGGGCCTGACGCCTATTTCCTGCAGTACGTCCAAGTCCAGCAAAGCGTCCACCAATTCCCTGGAATCCACCAGGGGGCGTTCCACGTGCACGGCAAAGATTTTATCCCTGAAGTACGGAACATACTCCAGCACGGAACGGACATTGGCGGATTTGTTGGGCGGGAGCGTAGCCAAGGCGGACCGGAAGTTTGGGGCCGGGGGAACGGGAATATCCGCTTCCCCCGGTCTGTAAATGATGCGTGGCGTTTTTAGAATGTGCGGGTATCCGCGGAATCCCGGTTGTCCATGGTTTCCGCGAAGTCCTGGGAGTCCAGAGTAACGGCAGTTTCTTCCCCGTCTCCGGAGGAGGGCGTTGCCGCCGACGCCTGGGGGGCTTCCTCCCTGCGGAGGACGACGCTGACCTTGCGCTTGGGCATGACCAGTTTAGGTTCCGCCACGGCGGGTTTGTAACCTTCCCCAATGGTAGTGGCGTCGGAAATGACGGCCGGGGCCTGTTCCGGTTCCGCCTGCTGGGCGGCTTGTTGTTCCCGTGCCCGGGAGACTTGTTCCCTCAGGGCTGAGAGCAGGTCCGAAGGCATGCCGTCAAAACCGATTTCAGGCAGGCTGGTTCCGCCTTCCTGGTTTTCGTCGGAAGATTCGAACTGGGGCAGGCTGGCCAGGAAGTCCTCAAAGGCGTCCAGGTTGGTGGTGCTCTTGAAGAGGTTGCTGATGGCTTCTCCCTTGATGCTTTCCATCAGGGTGATGAAGAGATCGTAAGCTTCCGATTTGTATTCCACCAGGGGGTCTTTCTGCCCCTGGGCGCGGAGGCGCACGCCTTCCCGCAGGGAGTCCATGTTGTACAGGTGTTCCTGCCACATTTTGTCAATGGCTCCCAGGATGATCTGGCGTTCCATGTGGTCCAGGTATTCCGGGCGTTCGCGGGAAGCTTTGTCTTCGTAAGTGGCCTTGACTTTGTCAGTGAGGAAGGCGATGGTGTCGTCTATGGGCCGTTCTTCCAGTTTGGCGGCCTCCGCCGTGAGTCCCAGCGGGAAAGATGCGTTCATCCAGGCGAGCACTTCGTCCGGGTGGGTGACGCCTTCCGCATCCGGGTCCAGGAATTCATGGGCGCGCGTAGCGATTACTTCTTCCAGAATATCGTAAATCATTTCACGCGGGTTTTCCGTGGAGAGCACTTCATTCCGGTATCCGTAAACGATTTCGCGCTGCTTGTTCATCACGTCGTCATAGTCCAGCACGTGCTTGCGCCACATGTAGTTGCGCTGTTCCACCCGTTTCTGGGCGGATTCCACGGATTTGTTCAGGAAACTGTGTTCCAGGGCTTCGCCGTCGGCCACGCCCAGGCGTTCCATCATCTTGGTCATGCGTTCCGCCGCGCCGAAGTTGCGCATCAGGTCGTCTTCAAAGGAGATGAAGAACTGTGAGGCGCCGGGGTCCCCCTGGCGGGAACAGCGGCCGCGCAGCTGGCGGTCAATGCGGCGGGATTCATGGCGTTCCGTACCCAGAACGAAGAGGCCGCCGAGGTCGGCTACGCCTTCGCCCAGCTTGATGTCCGTTCCACGGCCCGCCATGTTGGTGGAGACGGTGACGGCTCCGCGCTTGCCGGCCTGCGCTACGATTTCCGCTTCGCGCTGGTGGTTTTTGGCGTTCAGCACTTCATGGGGGATTTTGGCCCTCTTGAGCATGCGGGAGAGCGTTTCGGAGGCGTCCACGCTGGCCGTGCCTATCAGGATGGGTTGGCCTTTGTCGTGAAGTTCCTGGATTTTATTGACTACCGCATTGAATTTTTCACGGCGGGATTTGAAGATGAGGTCATTCTGGTCCTTGCGGATGCAGGGGCGGTTGGTCGGGATGGGAAGAACGTCCAGCTTGTAAATATCATGGAATTCCGCGGCTTCCGTTTCCGCCGTGCCGGTCATGCCCGCCAGTTTTTTGTACAGGCGGAAGTAGTTCTGGATGGTGATGGTCGCGTACGTCTGGTTTTCACGTTCCACTTCCACGCCTTCCTTGGCTTCCACCGCCTGGTGCAGACCGTCGCTCCAGCGGCGTCCCGGCATTTCGCGGCCCGTATTCTGGTCGATGATGATGACCTTGCCTTCCTTGACGACGTATTCCACGTCTTTTTCGTAAATGCAGTAGGCCTTCAGCAGCTGGGAGGTGGTGTGCAGGCGCGCTCCCGTTTCGTCAAGCTGTTTGGTCAGTTCATTTTTGCGGCGCAGTTTGTCTTTTTCCGTCAGGCGCGGGTCTTCGTCCATTTCCGCGAAGGCGGTTCCCAGATCCGGCAGCACGAAATCTTCCGGATGGCCGGGGGAGATGACTTCCCGTCCTTTTTCCATCAGGTCGGCGTCGTGGGTTTTTTCATCCACGGTGAAGAACATTTCCTCCTTCAGCTTGTAGAGTTCCTTCTTGCGGGTATCCTGGTAAAGGGTCAGTTCATATTTTTCCACGATGCGGCGCAGCTCGGGGTCCTGCATGGCGCGCAGGAAGGCGCGGTGGCGGGGCTGGCCCATTTTTACCTTGAACAGGCAGCGGCCCACTTCTTCCGTGCGGCCTTCCTCCTGGGCTTTCAGGGCCTGGGCCATCAGTTCGTTGCAAAGGTCCGTCTGGGCCTTCACCACGCGCTCAATGGCGGGGCGCAGGGTATCGTACTGCTGTTCCCGGGTGACGACCGCGGGGCCGGAAATGATGAGGGGGGTGCGGGCCTCGTCAATAAGGATGGAGTCCACTTCGTCCACAATGGAGAAGTAGTGCCCGCGCTGCACCTGTTCGGACTTGGAGGTTGCCATGCCGTTGTCGCGCAGGTAGTCGAAGCCGAATTCGGCGTTGGTGCCGTAAGTGATGTCGCAGGCGTATTGCTCCCGGCGGAGCTGGGAGGGCATCATGCTCTGGATGCAGCCGACAGTCAGCCCCAGGAACTGGAAGAGCATGCCCATCCATTCGGAGTCGCGGCGCGCCAGGTAATCGTTCACGGTCACCACATGCACGCCCATGCCGGTCAGGGCGTTCAGGTAAACGGGGAGGGTGGCGACAAGCGTTTTCCCCTCCCCCGTGGCCATTTCCGCAATGTAGCCGCGGTGCAGGGCAATGCCGCCCAGCAGCTGCACGTCAAAGTGGACCATGTCCCAAACCTGTTTTTGACCGCAGATATCGCGTTCTTCCCCGCAGAGCAGGCGGGCGCCGTGTTTGACGGCGGCGAAGGCCTCCGGCAGTATCTGGTTCAGGTAGCGTTCGCGCAGCTTGTCAAACTGGGGCGTGATGTTGTTCCAGGCGGCTTTCCCTTCTTCAATGGAGGCGGGGGTGGCTTCCACCGCGGGGAGGGAAGCGAATTCGCCTTTCAGGGATTCAAAACGGGCATTCAGTTTGGCGGCTATTTCCTCCAGCTCTTCCCTGGGCGCGGCTTCCACAATGCGCACAGGGGGCAGATCCATGGGGAGGAAGCGATGGAGGTACCCCTGCCATTCCTTCGTTTTCTCAAGCAGGAATTCCTGTCCCTTGCCATTCCATGATTCTTCAATGGAGACGATTTGTTCCACAATGGGGCGCAGACGGCGCACTTCACGCTGGTTTTTGGTGCCGACAATCTTGGTTAGAATCCACTTAATCATCTTTGTCTTGTTGAAAATTGACGAGGTAGAGTCGCTTTCAGCGGTCTAAGAATCGAAAAATACTAGCGGCTGCCGGGAGAAATGCAAGCACGGCCCTCCATTTGTGCCGATGATGACGTAATAGGCTGGACCTGGCCGGACGCCGCTGGAAACCCGGATTCATGACAGGCGCTTCTCTTGGAATGATTCCAAATTAATAATATTCTTTCTCCATGAGTCATTGCGAGGAGGGGCGCATCCGTATCCGCGGCGCCCGTGAGCATAATTTGCAGAATGTGGATGTGGATATTCCCCTGGGACGGCTGACGGTGGTGACGGGACCTTCCGGCTCAGGGAAAACAAGTCTGGCCATGCACACGCTGTACGCGGAAGGCCAGCGGCGTTATATGGAAACCTTTTCCCCGTACGTGCGCCAGTTCATGGACCGCATGGACAAGCCGGACGTGGACGCCGTAGAGAATATTCTTCCGGCCATCGCCCTGCATCAGCGCAACTCCGTCAGGACATCCCGCTCCACGGTGGGGACCATGACGGGGCTGAATGATTACTGGAAGTTTGTTTTCGCCCGTCTGGCCGTGGGCATTGACCCGGAAACAGGACGGGAAATCAAGCCGGAAACGCCGGGCACCATTGATGAAAAACTGCATGCGGAATTCCCCGCCGGAACGGAAGTGATGGTTTGCCTGGAGGTGGCGCGGCCCGAATCCGTGGATCTTCCCACGTTGAAAAGGAATCTGGTGGCACAGGGGTATTTGCGCGCTTTTGCGCATGGAGAGATCCTCCGGCTGGAGGATGAGGATTGGACGCTGGAGGAAGGAGAACCGCTGCTGGTGGTTCAGGACCGCGTGAGGCTGTCGGAAGACCAGAGGGAACGCAGGCTGGAGGCTCTGGAGACGGCCATGCGCCTGGGCGGCGGCGTGGCCCATGTGATTCCCCGTGTGGACGGCGTCTGGTTGTCCGCTTTGAAATTCCGCGGGGACTGGCATCCGCTGATGGAACCGCGGCCGGGCCTGTTTTCTTTTAATTCCCCGCTGGGGGCGTGCCCGGAATGCCGCGGCTACGGGCGCGTTATCACGATTGACTACAACCGGTGCATCAAGCCGGAACTCAGCGTTCATGACGGGGCCATCCATATTTTTGAGGGGGACGGGAAAGTCTTTTCCGAATGCAAGCGGGACCTGATGCGCGGCTGGCGCAAAAACGCCCGCAAAGTCCGTCTGGATGTGCCGTGGAAGGATTTGAAGCAATGGGAGCGGGACTGGCTGCTGTACGGCGACGGCGATGACCCGGATGAGATGTATGAACAGGGGTTGTGGTACGGCATTGCGGGCTTTTTCAAATATCTGGAAAGCCGCACGCATAAGATGCACGTGCGGGTGTACCTGAGCCGTTTCCGCACGTATCAGGAATGCCCCTCCTGCCACGGTTTGCGCCTGAGGCCGGAAGCCCTTCAATTCAAGGTGGGCGGCAAAAGCATGCCGGAACTTTCCGGCATGCCCATGGATGAACTGCTGGCCTGGGTGGATAGGTACGTGACGCCGCGGGCGGATGAAGACCCCGGCTTGAAACATGCCGTGGCGGAACTCAGGAGCCGCCTGGAATATCTGAATGAAGTGGGATTGGGCTACCTGACGTCCGACCGCTCCACGCGGTCCCTGTCCGGCGGGGAAATTGAACGCGTGAGCCTGACGACCTGCCTGGGCGCATCCCTGACGGATACGCTGTTTGTGCTGGATGAACCTACCGTTGGGCTCCATCCCCGCGATACGTCCCGTTTGATTTCCGCCATGAACCGGCTTAAAAAGCGCGGGAACACCCTGGTGGTGGTGGAGCATGAGGAAGCGGTCATGCGTGCCGCGGACTGCCTGGTGGACATGGGCCCCGGTTCCGGACGGGAAGGGGGAAGGCTGGTTTATTCCGGGGAGCCTGCCCGGATTGGAGAAATTGCGGAATCCCTGACGGGGGCTTTTCTTTCCGGCAGACGACGCATCGCGGTGCCCGAAAAGAGGCGCAAGCCGCGCCGGTTTCTGACCGTATCCGGCGCCACGCGCCATAACCTGCGCAAACTGGACGTGAAAGTGCCCCTGGGCGTCTTCACTTGCCTGACAGGCGTCAGCGGGTCCGGGAAAAGCACCCTGGCCCACGATGTTCTTTACCTGAACGCGCTGGTGGAGAAAGGAGCCGTATGTGAGGAAGAACCCGCCCGCGTCAAATCCATCAAGGGTTGGGAACATCTGGATGAAGTGGTGATGGTGGACCAGAGCCCCATTGTCCGCACCCCGCGCTCCACTCCTGCCGTTTATGCCGGAGTTTTTGAAGAAATACGCTCCCTCTTCGCGGAAACGGAGACGGCCCTCGCGCGCGGCATGAAGCCCGGTTTCTTCTCCTTCAACAGCGGGGACGGCCGGTGTCCGCGCTGCATGGGCATGGGGAGTGAGAAGGTGGAAATGCAGTTTCTTTCCGACATTTTCGTGCAGTGTCCGCTGTGCCGCGGCTCCCGGTACGGGAGCGAAGTGCTGAGCGTGTACCGTGACGGCAGGAATATTGCGGACGTGCTCGGCATGACGGTAGCGGCTGCGCTGGAATGCTTCAGCGCGGAAAAAGGGGCCAAAGCCTCCCGCATCGCTTCCAAGCTGGGCGTGCTTCAGCGCGTAGGGCTGGGGCACCTGACCCTGGGGCAGCCTCTGAATACCCTTTCCGGCGGGGAAAACCAGCGCCTGAAGCTGGCTAAAATCCTGCTGGACCAGATAGGTTCCGGCGCGAACAGCCCCAAGATGCTGATTCTGGACGAGCCGGGAACGGGTCTTCACTTTGCGGACATTGAAGTTCTGCTGGCCGTGTTCCGGGAACTGGTGGAGCAGGGGCATACCCTGCTGGTCATTGAACACAACCCGGAGTTCATCAAATCCGCGGACTACGTGATTGACCTGGGGCCGGAGGGCGGCGCCGGAGGCGGCCATGTGGTGGCCACGGGCACGCCGGAGGAAATCGTAGCCGCCGGGAAGGGATATACGGGCAAATACCTCAGGGAGGTGCTGGAAGGCAACCCTTCCGTTTACGACCCTGCGGACGCCGCCGTCCCGGAATCCGCGGACATGGATATACCGGAAGGCGTGATGGCCCTGCGGGGAGCGCGCCACCACAACCTGAAAAACGTGGACCTGGACGTGCCGCGCGGAGAAATGACCGTGCTGACCGGGCTTTCCGGCTCCGGGAAGAGCTCCCTGGCCTTTGATATCTTTTTCGCGGAAGGGCAGCGGCGTTTCATGGACGTCATGTCCCCGTACGCCCGGCAATTCACGGAACAGCTGGAAAGTCCGGACATTGACCGCCTGACCGGATTGCCCCCCACGGTGGCTATTGAACAGAACATGTCCCGCGGAGGCACCAAATCCACCGTGGGAACCGTCACGGAAATCTGGCAATTCATGCGTCTGCTGTATGCCAAACTGGGGCAGGCCTACTGCCCGCAGTGCGGCGTTCCGGTGGGCAAAAGGTCGGAATCGGAAGTGGTGGAGCTGGTGGCTAGGGAGCTGAAAAAACATGGCGGGCTCGCGTTGCTGGCCCCCCTCGTCAGGGGACGCAAGGGGCATTACGCCGACCTGGCCCGCTGGGCGGAAGGAAAGGGATATGAAGAAATGTGGGTGGACGGCAAACTGGTGCCCCTGAGCGGATTCCAGCCGCTGGACCGCTATTCCAGCCATGACCTGGACCTGGTCGTTGCACGTCCGGAGGCCTCCTGGCCGCTGGAAAAGCTTGCCGGGGCGGTTCATGCCGCGCTGGAGATGGGGGAAGGGTTCCTGCAAGTTCTCCCGCCCGGTTCCGGCCGTCCGGAACTGATGGGCACCAGGCTGGCATGCGCCTCCTGCGGGCAATCCTTCCCGGAACTGGAACCGTACACGTTCTCCTTCAACTCTCCGCGCGGGTGGTGCCCCGTATGCCGCGGGCATGGAATCGTCGGCAAGGGGAAAGTAAAGGAAGACCTGGCGCAATCCCTGCTGGAGGCCGAATTGAAATATGACAAGGAACTGGCGCGGCGAGCGGACGATGACAAGGGAATAACAACCTGCCCTGCCTGCCGGGGCGTGCGGTTGAATGAATTTGCCCGTTCCGTGCGGCTTCAGGGCGTGACTCCCGGTGACATTGCCTCCCTGCCTGCCGTGGCCGCCGCGGAACTGGTCAAAGGGTGGCAATTTGAGCGGGAGGAAGCGCTCATTGCCCGTGACGTCGTGGCGGAAATCACGCAGCGCCTCGACTTTCTCCAGCGGGTGGGGCTGGGCTACCTCTCCCTGGACCGGAGCGCCACGACGCTCTCCGGCGGGGAAACCCAGCGCATCCGCCTGGCTTCCCAGCTGGGCTCCCATCTCCGCGGCGTGCTGTACGTGCTGGATGAACCGACCATCGGCCTGCATCCGCGGGACAACGAATTGCTGCTGGGCACGCTGGATGAACTCAAACGCCGGGGCAACACCCTGTTGGTGGTGGAACATGATGAAGATACCATGAGGCGCGCGGACCATATTGTGGACATGGGGCCGGGAGCCGGCATTCATGGCGGCAGAATCATGGCCCAGGGCACCTTTGAAGAACTGGCCGCCATGCCGGACTCCGTCACGGGCGCGGCCCTGCACCATAAGCCCAGGCACCCCTACCGCGGGAAAAGGCGCAGGATTCCTTCCAAAAAGGATGAATCCGCGTGGCTGCGCGTGGAGGGCTGCCGCCTGCACAACCTGAAGGACGTGAACGCGGCCATTCCCAAGGGGCGGCTGACGGTGCTTACCGGCGTGTCCGGCGCAGGGAAAACCTCCCTGATGACGGGAACCATCCGTCTGGCTGCGCGCCAGGCCATCGGCGACAAGCTCACGAGGGACCAGAGAAAATTATGGAAAACCTCTTCCGGCTTTGACTCCATCCGCATGGTGTACGGCGTGGACCAGAGCCCCATCGGCAAAACGCCCCGTTCCACCCCGGCCACCTATGTGGGTTTCCTGGACGACATCCGGACCCTGTTCGCGCAGACGGCGGATGCCCGCAGACTGGGCTTTGACCGCGGCCGCTTCTCCTTCAATACGGGGCAGGGCAACTGTGAATCCTGCAAGGGCACGGGCATGCAAAAGCTGGAAATGGACTTTCTTCCTCCCTGCTATGTGCCGTGCGAGACCTGCCGGGGCAAGCGCTACAACGCCGCAACCCTGACCGTAAGGTACAAGGGGAAGACCATTGCGGACGTGCTTCAGATGGACTTTGCGGAAGCGGCGGAATTTTTTGAAAGCCAGCCCCGCATCTCGGACCCGCTTAAACTGCTGTCGGAAACCGGCCTGGGCTATCTGACGCTGGGGCAGGCCTCCAACACGCTTTCCGGCGGGGAGGCCCAGCGGCTCAAGCTGGTGACGGAACTCATCAAGGGCCGGCGCGTCAGCCGGAACGCCCTGATGAAAGGCAGGGAGCTGCCCGGAGACCTGTACCTGATTGAAGAACCCTCCATCGGCCTGCATCCGCGGGATGTGCGGCTGCTCATTGACGTGCTGCACCGTCTGGCGGACCAGGGGAACACCGTCATCGTCATTGAACATAACACGGAAATCATGGCGGAGGCGGACTACGTCATCGACATGGGCCCCGGCCCCGGCGATGCCGGAGGAACCATCGTGGCGGAAGGCACGCCGGAACAGATAGCCAGGAAAGAATCCCCCACAGCGGAATACATCCGCCGGGAACTGAATGGGGAGTCTTAGGCAGGAGGAAGGATCAATAAGGCACTCAGGGCCGTTCCGGGAATGCCGGGGCGGCCGTCGTATTCGCCTGCCTTTTTCTGTTCAGCGAAAACAGGCATGGCTTGCGTCCGGCATCAAAGAAGTTTGGCGGAGAGAGTGGGTGTTAAGTTTATTTCTATAAATAATTTGCTTCAATTTGTAACACTTCTGTAACGTCTGTATGACAGAGACAAGATGCCGAATTGGAGATTCTGCAACTGAATTGACACTCGGCAACTTGCAAATGTGCGGTTTCTGTCCCCTGATGGAAGCATGCCAAGTAATTACACTTTACCCATCTCCGATCTTTATCAGGAGACTTACGATAACCAGTGGCAGGAGCAGGTTCAGCAGGCTACGTCCCGCCTGGAACGTTTCTGCGTGATCAAGTCCGGTTTGACGGGCAAGCTCCAGGAGTTCAGTTTTGTCGGTACTACGGAGCTGAATGAGAAGCAGGGCCGGATGCAGGATATTGTGTTGGACGAGCTTGATTATTTCAAGCGCCGGATGCTGCCGGTTAGTTTTTCGAAGCATTTGGGCTATGATGAGGATGACGATATTTTCCTGCACGGCCTGGACGCTCCCGTGACGCAGACGATTAACGCGCTGAAGTACGCGGCTGCCCGCAAGATGGACGATGTTTTGTTCGGCCTGAAGAAGCAGGGAGGGGTATATGTGCCGTCCAAGGGCGGCATTTTCGGGACGGCGTTTGCCGGCAATGACGGCATGGAACAGCTGGAATTGCTGGAGGCTAATGTGGTGGCAGTCGATTATACCGGCGGCACGGCTAAGGATTGCCCGCTGACGATTGAGAAGCTGAACCGTGGTATTACGCTGCTGCAGGAGAACGGGATTCTGGATGATGCTTCCAATGCCTACGGCGACCAGGTGTGCTGCGCGATTACTCCCCGCATGCGCGAGGCCCTGATTAATGACGAGCGTCTGCAGAAGGCGGATTTCGGTTTTTCCTCCCTGCGCAAGAGCAACGGCGCCCTGGATCCGATTATGGGGATTCAGTTTATCATTGCTCCCAATTTGCCGCTTGACGAGGACGGGGATATCATTTGCCCGATGTGGATGAAGAATTCCCTGTATTTCGGTTCTTGGAAGCAGAATAAGGTGACGGTGGAGAAGCGCTCCGATAAGGAGGACACGATCCAGATCGGCCTTAAGACGATTATGGGAGCCACCCGCATGCGCGAAGAGGCGTTTGTGCAGATTAAGTGCAAGCAGCTTTCTTAATTAGGATAACAACACATTTTATTTTATTGATTATGGCAACGTATCAAACAGTTATTGCAGAGAAACAGCTTGCCCTTGCGGATCGGACCGGCCTGCCGACGGTGCCGCAGCTGGCGGCCATCCATACCGGCGCCGGGGTCCATGTGGCTACGGCGGAGTTCATCATGCCCGCGTCCCTGGCGGCCGATGACCTGATCGCCATTTGCAATGTTCCCTGTGGAGCCCGCGTGCTGCCGCAGCTTTCCCATGTCGTTTCCGAAGGCGTGGGGACGCTGCAGCTGACCGTGGGAACGAAGGAGGCGGCGGATGCTTTTTCCGCCTCCCTGACCGTGACCGCCGCCGGGACTTATCAGTTGACGAAGGGTTCCCAGGCGGTTTCCACGGGGCCGGTGGATGCTGTGACGATGGTTTACGCGAAGGTGGGCGGAACACCGGCGGTGACCGCCGGCAAGAAGCTTGTTTTTGCTATTGCTTACGGTATTCAGTAGTTTTTTTTCCGTCGGTTTGTCCATAGGGCCGTCTCTGCATGGAGGCGGCCCTTTTTGCTGTTCCGGAGAAGAAACGTTGATTTTCGCCAACTTGCCCCGGTTGAACGCCCTGGGTTATGTTCAGGGGAAATGAAGAGGATTTCCTTTAATGGAGGCGAGCTTTCGCCCGGGATTGCCGCGCGTCCGGATCTGGATGTTTATCATCGCGGGGCGTCCGTGCTGGAGAATGTGGATGTTTCCCAAACGGGGGGAGTTTCCCGGCGGCACGGGATGAGGAGGGTGGCCGCCGCTTTGGAGGGTTCCCTTCTTCTTCCCTATGTTTATTCCACCAATGACCGTTTTCTTGTGGAGGTGGCTCCTTCTCTGCTGCGCGTGTTGTCCGTTGAGGGGGATGTGGTTGCCTCCCTGCCTTCCGTGTGGACGGCGGCTGACGTTGCCGCCCTGCGCCACAAGCAGGTGAACAGCATGTTGTTTCTGGCCTGCCCTACGCATGAGCTGATGGTGCTGAGACGGGATGACGAGGGCATGTTTTCCCTGGCGCCCTATGAGTTTAAGGCCCGCCCCTGGCGGTATGAGGAGTTCCGGGATTTTCCGGTGCGCCTGACGCTGGATGAGGGGTGTTACAGGGTGTCTTTCGGGGAGCATGCGTCCGATGCGGACGCGGCGGTGAATGAGGGGGATGTGATGCGCGTCCAGGTGACGGTGCCCCAGCAGACCGGGTTCAGCACGGGGGCCGTGATTCGCCAGGGCTGGGTGGTTGCCGGGGCGTTTACGGCGGCCAGCGCTTTCACGGCTGGGAAAAAGCTCTGCCTCAATGAGGGGAGTTATTGGTCCTGGTGGACGTGCGACAGGGATTTTAACGGGGCGGCGGATTTTGTGGACGGCCTGACGTCTCCGGCGGATTATCCGGAGCATTTTCATAAGGGCGTGATTTGCCATTCCAATACGATTACCTGCAAGGGGACATGGAAGTTTTGGTGCAGTAAGGAGTGGTACGGCACGTATGCCGTGGAGCGGCGTTTTCCCGATGAGGATTGGCAGCTGCTGGGGACGTCCACTTCCATGGTTGGCTCGGCTTCCAATTTGCAGATTACCGGGGACGAGAGCGAAGAGGAGTGCTACCTGCGCCTGATGTTGTATGAGTCCCGGCTTTCCAGCGGTTCCGATCCCAGCCAGGGGTTTCCTCCGGACAGCTGCGGGAATAAGCTGGTGGTGGATGCTTATAAGAAGGATGTGGTGCTGCGGCTGCGTTCCGGCTCCCGGCCTGCTTCCATACAGCGGTTTTCGGTTCCCGCCACGCCGGCGTTGCGGCATTTCCTGACCTGTACGGCGTCTTCCATCCGGGCAAGCCGCGTGTGGGTGGATGAGGTGGAGGTTCCGGGGGCGTCCGCCGTGCTGACGCTGGGGCCCGACGGTGTTGACGTGACGCCCAGGGGGCTGCCCGCGGATGCGCTGGAGGACGGGAAGACGGTCCGGTTTGCCTGGACGGAGCCGCGCAAATCCGGGGCCGTGACGCTGGACGCCCGCGGGATGAGGACGGATTTTTGGCCAGCCGGGGCGAGGTTTGACGTGAATGTGACGGGGAACGCCCTGACCGGAATGGGTGAGGGCGCGGTGGTTCGGTTGACGGCCTGGTCCGCCGGGGATGCGCAGTTTACGACGGTTTGGAAGAGCAGTGCGGATGTGTATACCGCGCCGGCCAGCGGGTTTTATACGGTTAAGGTTGTTCATGATAAGGGCAGTACGCTGGAGGCTGCCGAGTGTCAGGCGGAGTTTTCCGGGGTGGCTTCCGGGGTGGTGAAGCCGGAAGTCCGGGAGGAGATGTCCGCGGCGGGGTTGTCCACCAGCGACGTGTTGAAGTTGACGCTGCCTTTGGAGGGCGATGCGTATGATTATTGCGTGTATGCCGGGTTGCCCGCAGTGAATGCCCTGGTGGTTGACGGGGAGCGTTTTTCCGGGGAGTGTCCGTTGTCCAGAGAGGGGCGGACGCTGACGGTGAGGCCCAGGGGGCTGACGACGGATGATGTGGGCGCCGGGAGCATGGTGCGCCTGGAGTGGACGCAGGCGGCGGAGTCCGTCAATAAGAGCGGGAACGGGAATGCGGCCAGCATTTTCATGAGCCGTTTTTTAACGGCGGGTACGGTGGTGACGCTGCAGGGATGGAGGTCTGTCCAGTCGGGGATGGAGATTGTGCTGCCTTCCACGATCAAGGGGATGTCCGGCGGCAGGTATGCGGAGGTGTTCAGCGCGATGGAGGAGGCGTCTTACACGGTGCCGGAGGATGGTTTGTTTTTGATTAGCGTACAGGCATGGACGGAGAGTAATGTGAAGTTGCGTTCCCGGGTGCGGGTGGAGGTGCCGGCCTGCACGGCGTGGATGGAGGCGGAGGCTGCCGAGGTGACGGCTTCCGCGGAGTATTCTCTTTGGGATAATGTTTCCGCGGTTCCGGAGGGGGTTCCTCCGTCCGGGGAGTCGTTGATGTGGAGTTTCGCGGCGTTCCGGGGGGTGTACGGGTTTCCTTCCCTGGTGGATGTGTTTCAGCAGCGCCTGGTGTTGGCCGCTACGCAGGCCCAGCCGCAGACGGTGTGGTTGAGCAAGACGGATGACCTCAACAGTTTCGAGGTGGGGAAGCAGGATGATTCCGCGCTGGCTTTGACGTTGAGCACCACAACGCAGAACAGGATTTGCTGGCTGATGGCGCAGAGTTCCCAGCTGCTGCTGGGGACGGCGGACGCGGAGTGGACGGTGTCCGGGGGCCAGGGGGTGATGACTTACGCCAACGCGCGGGCGGACAGCCACGGGTTTGTGGGGTCTTCCGATGTGCCGGCCCTGATGGCGACCGATAAGGTGCTGTATGTGGAGAGGGGCGGCGGACGGGTGTATCAGTACGGGTATGATTATGAGAGCGACGGGTTTGTGTCCCGCGATTTGACGGTGTTCGCCGATCATGTGCTGGCCGGCGGCGGCGGGGTTACTTCCGGGGATTTTATGAGGAAGCCCCACCCGCGGGCGGTGATGACCCTGGCGGACGGCACGCTGGCGCTGATGACTTATAATAGCATGCACCAGGTGCATGCCTGGCACCGTCACAGGACGGAGGGGCGGATGTCCAACGCCGTGGTGCTGCCCAATGGGACCGGGGAGGATTTGCTGTTTGTGTCCGTGGAGCGTGAGGATGGGCGGTTTGTGGAGGTGTTTGATCCGGACGGCCCGTTTGTGGATGCCGGCGCGTGGGATTTTACGTCCACGGTGGTGACGAATGCGCTGGATGTGGCGGAGTCCCTGGGCAGGGATAGACAGGCCGCGGCCGTGCGCGTGTTTTTTGCTTCCGATACGGCCCCGGCCGGTATTGAGGTGTCCAATGACGGGAGCGCCTGGGACCGGTTGAGCAAGACCAGGACGATGGAACGGGGATGGCATGAGGTGCTTCCGTCCGCCATGTGGAGGCGGGATGTGCGGTTTGGCATCCGGGTTTCCGGGGACCGCCCCCTTGAGTTTTTAGCTGTTGATACGCAATGACGGAGCCTGCGAAGACGAGACCGGATTGGAAGGAGCTGCTGGCCGACAGGTGGTGGCGCCTTAATCATTTGTATTGGATTGAGGATAAGGAGGGCCGGATGGTGCGCTTCCGCCCGAATTGGGCCCAGGAGGAGCTTTTTCACGGGCTTTGGTTCCGCAATACGATTTTGAAGGTGCGCCAGCTGGGGATTTCTACGTTTTGCGCCATTTATATGCTGGATCTTTGCCTGTTTGGGAGGAATCAGCATTGCGGGATTATTGATAAGACGCTGGAGGACGGGGAGGCCAAGCTGCGCAAGATTGCTTTTGCTTATGAGCATTTGGATTTTTTGCCGGAGAATCCGACGATGGAGGACCGGGCGCTGGCTGCTTTGGGGAGGATGGTTAAGGAGGGGTGCGCTGTGGTGGAGAAGAGGGCCACCCGCATGGCCTGGTCCACGAACGGGTCTGTTGATGTAGGGGTTAATTTGCGCGGGTCCACTCTCCAGTTTTTGCATATTTCCGAGTTTTCCTATACGGCGCTGCATGATCCGGCCAGGGCCAGGAAGATCCGCACGGGCGCGTTGAATACCGTTGGCAAGAGCTGCGTGGTGGTGATGGAGTCCACCCACGAGGGAGGGAAGGCCGGGCTGGCTTACCAGTTGATGGAGCAGGCTATGGAGATGGTGGGCAAGCCTCTTTCCAGCCTGGATTTCAGGTTTTTCTTTTTTTCCTGGATTCAGCATCGGGAGTATTGCCTGGAGGGGGTGGAGCCGAGGCTGGATGATTTTTTGCGGGATTATTTTTCCGATTTGAAGAGGCGTTACGGGATTGAGTTGTCCGAGGGGCAGAAGGCGTGGTACGCTACCCAGTACAGGATTAACGGGGCGGAGGTGAAGCAGGAGTTTCCCACCGTGCCGGAGGAGGCTTTGCAGACGTCCGTGGAGGGGGCTATTTACGGGAGGTGGATTTCTGCCCTGCGGGCCGAGGGGAGGATCGCAGCCGAGTTTGAAGTGGATGACGTGGCTCCGATTTATGCTTCCTGGGATTTGGGGTTGAGCGATTTTATGGCGATTTGGCTTTGGCAGGTGGTGGGCGGCAGGTATTACGCGCTGGATTATATTGCCGGGAATAATCAGGCGGTTGATTATTACGTGGGGCAGATCCGGATGAGGGAGAGGGAGTTCGGGCCTGTCGCCCTGCACCTGCTGCCGCACGATGCGGCCAGGAGGGATTTTTCCAAGACTTCTTTTGAGTCCGTGCTGCAGCGGGCCGGGTTCCGCACGGCGATCGTGCCGCGCACGTCCGATGTCTGGACCGGGATTAACGCGCTGCGGAATATGCTGCGTTTTTGCGTGTTTCATGAGCGCTGCAACCGGCGCCCGGAGATTGACGGGCAGAAGTATGTTTCCGGGGTGGGTTCCCTGGAGTATTACCGCAGTTTGCCGCCGGGGTCCAACGGGTGCGTGCGGGAGATGCCGCTTCATGACGCCTGTTCCCATGGCGCGGATGCCGCACGAACCTTTGCGGAGGCGGTGAGCCGCGGCCTGGTGTCCGGTCATGCAGGGGAGCCGGAGAAGGTGAAGAGGCCTCACAGACGCCCCGACGCTCTGGAGGGGATGCTTTATTGAGATGCGGCAGGGATAGAAACATTGATTCTCGCCAACTTGAAGGAAGTCCGCCCTCATGCGATTGTTGGGGAATGGATAAGCTGACGTTTTTTTCACAGTGCCTTTCCCTGCTGGGGGATCAGGAGTTTGTGATGGATTCCCCGGCGGCCAGGGCTTGCGAGTTGTGGTTTCCATCCGTGATGCTGGAGGCCGTTTCCTATGGCCCGTGGTCGTTTGCCACGAAGGAGGCCGTGCTGGCGTGCCCGGAGGGGAACGGCCGGTTTCCGCTGCCGGAGGATTGCCTGAAGTTGTTGAAGGTGGAGGCCAGGCGCTGGCGCATGGCCGGCCGCGTGGTGATTTGCGAGGAAGCTCCTTCCCTGCTGCAGGTGCGGTTTTTGTCCAATGAGGCGGCTTTGGCAGAGATGCTGCCGGATCATGAGCCTTTGTTTGTGGAGGCCGTGAAGTGTTTGCTGGCTTCCAAGGTGGCGGCCACGGTGACGGGCAAGCCGCAGAATGTGGGCGTGTTTTTGGAGTTGTACAGGGGGTATGTTGCCGACGCCCTGTATCACGATGTGAGCCAGCGCGGGAGCAATGACCAGCATCCGCTGAAGGATATTTTGGATCGTTCCATTTTGTAGGGTTATGGGCAGTATCGGTTCTTATGCGACGAACAGGGCCAACGCGAAGAGCGCGCTGGCACAGGGACGGGCGGCGCGGGATGCCGCGTATGTGAATGCGGCCAATACCGAGGCGGAGTCCGCTTCCGCTTTGCGTCTTGCCGCCGAGAATATGGCGACAGCCAGGCGCAATCAGACGGCCGCCACGGCTTCCGTGCGGGCTGGGAGGGGCGCTTCCGGGTTTACTTCCGAGGGGTCCGGCAGCCAGGCGGAGCTTGCCGCGGCCGAAGTGCTGGAGAAGCAGATTTCCGATTTGTCCCTGGGCGCGGCGATCAGCGACCAGAGCAAGCGCTATGAGGCGGCGATGCAGCGCTGGGAGGGGGATGCCGCGCTGGTGAGCGCGCAGAATCAGGCGGCGGCTTATAAGTCCGCCGCTTCCGGGGCCCTGGTGTCCACGGGGATTCAGCTTGGCGGGGCTTTGATAGGCAGCATTGGCGCCGGAATGGGGGCTTTCGGTTCGACGACGGCCGACCAGGGGTTTTTTGCCGGTTATGATCTGGGCGGTTTGGCCGGGAGCGTGTTTCCCGGGTCTACGGCGGATCCCCGCCTGGGGATGATGACGCTGGGGGCCTGGGCGGCGAGTCCGGAGAAGAGCGGGTTTTCTTTTTACGATTACCTGGGCGGCCAGAAGTGGAATCCTTACAGGAGCGTGTGGCGATGAATGCGTTTGATGCGACCGTGAGCGCTTATGCGGAGGTGGGCCGGGATTTGTGGACGGATGTGAAGGATTGCGCGTCCCTGGGGCTGGCGTTCGTTTCCCCGGAGGAGGTGTGCCTGGCTCTGCCCTCCGAGAGGCTGGGTGAGTTGTGTTTTCCTCCTGTGGGCATGCCGGATCTTCCGGAGAGGTGCTTGTTTGTGTGGTGGGCGGCCGGGGAGCCGCGCGAGCTGGCCCGGCTGGCCCGGCAGTTTTCCCGCAGAGGTTTTACGCATGTGGCCTGGCAGCGGTTTTTGCGCGGGCCGAAGGTGCATGTTTTTTCCATTGATCAACTTACCGGTTTTATATCACGATGAGCGAGTTTTCTTTATACGGCGGGCCGTCCCTGCAGACGGCCAAGGCTGATCCCGGTGTCGCGGCGCGGGCCGCCAATGGCGATCAGGGCCAGGTGCTGGGCGCGTCCGTCCAGAAGGCCGAAGAGGCGGTTCAGGGGAGCGCGGAGGCGTTTGCCAGGATTTCCGATTTCGGGGAGATGCAGCGGCAGGAGGTGGAGCTGCGACGCATCCGGGACGAGTCCGACGCGAAGTTTTCCAGGATGCTGGCTTTCGCGCCGGGCACGAAGGAGAGCGTTTTTGAGAAGGACGGTTCCATCCGGCAGGGGAAGCTGAAAGATTTGGCTTACGAGTTCGGCCAGAAGATTGACGCGCTGGGTGGCAGTTTTTTCCACCCGGAGAGCGCCATGAAGGCGGAGGCTGTCAGGGCTTCCGTGAGGTCAAGCCTGCCGGAACGTTATTGGGGGCTGGCTGCCAAACATCAGCTGGGCGTTGCCAGACAGGCTTTCGATACGAGTTTGAAGCTGGCCGAGGAGAAGCAGGATTGGGGCGGTTACGAGAGGTCTGTTGATGACGCCGTAGCTTCCGGCACGATTTCCCGTGACGAAGGTGAGCTGCGTTTATTGAGAGGGAGGAAGAAGGCTTCCCGCCATCATTTTGAGAACCTGGCCGCGACTAACCCGGATCTTGCCGCCGAGATGATTAACCGCGGGGAGCTGGACGGGTATTTTTCCGCCTCCGAACAGGATGAGATGATGCGTTCTTTGCGGCGTCAGGACGACAACAGGCTTACGGAGGTAGTCGAGCAGACGGCTTCCCGTCCTAAGTCAAAGAACGACAGGCAGGCCGTGACGAATGCTTTGCTGTCCGGTCCCGTCTATCAGGAAGAATTGGGGTTTCATGCGGTTTATGAGCGCGACGGGGATTACAGCGCCTGCGCTCCGCAGATTGATTCTTTCATTTACCGGGTTGCGGATATGGTGAGGGCTGGAGAAGAAGGGCCGGATTTGGCGAGCAAGAAGGAAAATGTGATCCTTCTGTGCAAGCGTTACGCGAAGTCAGCCGAGTTCCAGAAGGATGTTTTGAACCGCATGGATAAGTGGGCCAAGCGCAAGGAAAAGTACAAGATGTTGAATGTTTCCGAGCGCATGAAGGAGATGGATGGGGCTCCGTTGTACCGTCAGGCGGATTATAATAACGTCATTGGCACTCTTGATGCCGAGGCGAAGAATGCCTGGCAACTCTACGCTGATTCCTCCAAAGGGTCCGACACACCCAAAGACAGTGAAGATACATGGATCAAGAGGTTCAAGAAGGAGAAGATTGAGAACCTGCAAAAGAATCTTGCCGCCAAGACCGAGATTGCCGTTCGTGATGATTTTGAGGCCTGGTTTGATGGAGAGGTGCAGGGGAACGGGAAGGAGCCTTCCTATGTTTTGCAGGAGGATATGCTTCAGACTATTTTAAGAAAAGTAACAGGTCGCAATGATTTAGTTATTCCGAGTCGTGGGAGATTGATGGATGAATACCAGCAGACTGCAAGCGAGAAATGGAGAGATAGGGATAGTGAACGGTTTAATGCTGGCCCCAAATTATTGAGTGAAGGGGAGAAGCAGACGCTGCGCCGGAAGGATATGTTGCGCAAGCCGTTTACGTTCCCTGCCATGGTTTCCGTAGATACCGTGAATACGAACGCGCCCGCCGGCATTCTTCTGCCGGAGAGCATGAGGCAGCGGTTTGGCGACGACGTTTCCGGACTGGCCGCCCTGGTTCCTTCTTCCTCTTCTTCCCGCCGCGGGAAGCCCCTTCCCGTGGTGGGCTACACCAGGGGGAGTTCCCCCCAGCTTACCCTGTCCGGCGCCAGCAAGCTGCGGATGACGTTTTCTTCCAAGATGGATACGAATGTGACGATTTCCCCTGCCAGCCCGGAAATGAGGGAGTTTTTCAAGAGAGAATATCCGGGAAGCCAGGATTGGGAGCAGGATGCCGGAGAGTCCAGGGTGCCTGCCGCCAAGCTGGGGGGGCTGGGACAGTACAGCCAGGCTTTTTATGATGCGGGAAGGAAGTATGGCGTGGATCCGAAGCTGTTGATGGCTATTGCCATGCACGAGACCGGCAAGGGAACGAGCGCCGCTTTCCTGCGCAAGAATAACGCCATGGGCATCAGCCCGAATGGAGGGGGACCGCGCACTTTTTCCTCCGTGGAAGAGAGCATTAATTACGCCGCCCGCCTGTTGAGGAAGCATTATCTGGACCAGGGGTTGACGACGATTGCCGCCATTGGAGGGAAGTACGCTCCGGCAGGAGCCGGGAATGATCCGCGCGGATTGAATAAGCATTGGGTCAACGGCGTAAGCAAGTATTACAAATCATTTTAACATTGAACATATTATAAATATTTTTCACTATGAACGACAATTTTTCCTTTGACGGGGCCGACGCTGCGGATATGCCTCTGGATCTTTCTTTTTCCTCCCTGCCGCTGCCGGAGGGCGAGGCTGCCGCCGGATTTCACCTGCCGGAGATGGAACCGGGAACAGGACAGGAGCAAGCAGCAGCCGACATTAATCTTTTGAATGGAAGCGACGTGATGGAAACCACTCCTTCCCCTTTTCCTGCTCCGGAAGATCCTTCCGAAACGGAGTTCCGTCCGCAGCTGACGGATCCTGAATCCCTGCATGACCAGGGGGCTATGATGATGTACGGCGCAGCAGAGCGAGAAGAGAGGCGCAGAAAGGATAAGCAGGCCCGGCTGATGGATGTGCTGCGGGCCGGGGCCATGGATGGAGAGGGCAGAAAGAAAGCTGCGGAACTCTGGGGCCAAGATGCTCTGAACCGCCTTGATCTGGCTAGCGAACATGACCGAGCTTATATGCTTGGGAATCGCCTGATGGAGACCATCGGTGACGGAGATAGAGATGTAGGCCGCCAGATTTACAAGAACGCCAACAATTTGTGGGGAACAGATGTTGTTACGGCAGACCAGATTTGGAAGGATTTTCAAGGGAGGCATCAGAAGACGCTGGACGCCTATAATGAAAATCTGAAGAGGGTTCAGACTGAACAGGAGGAGATTTCCCGCCGGATAGTGGATTGCGTAGCCGGGAAGGAAGGCAGCTGGGACGCGTGTCCTGCCGATTTGCTGAAGTATGCCGAGAGTCCGCAGAAGGCTGCCGATTCCATCATGAGGGCGCGGCGGGCGTATGCTTTTGCCGAGAGGCGCGGGTTTGAGGATGTCTGGCGCTCCGACGCGCTGGACATGGCCGATCTGCTGACAGTGAATGTCAACGGGAATGAGGTGCTGGACCAGCAGGCGTTGATGTTGCTGATGACCGCGATTGACCGGAAGGTTCAGGAGAGCCAGACGGATTCCGCTGCTTTCTGGCGCAATTTGTATAGAAGTTTTGCCGACACGGCGCGCGGCGCGGAGAGCCTGGGCGTGAAGGCGGTTCAGGCGGTGAGGGGCATTCCCGGCATGAGCGGAATGGAAGAGTGGTATTCCAATAATATTGCTCCCCTGCAGGGGGTGAAGGATACGTTTGACGGACAAAGGCAGCTCTTCGACCGCTACGAGCAAAGACGCGAAGCGCTGAATACGATGCAGGATGTGATGCACGAGTTCGGACAGCGGATGCGGGGCACGAGCCCTGATGCGTCCTGGTACGTCAAGGCGATTAACGGAGCCGGGAATATCACCGGGCAGAGCCTTTCCTACATGGCTCCCGGCGGCTGGGCCCTGGCGCTGGCCGGGGATATGGGGCACGCCGGGAATGCCGCCTCCCGCAACGGGGATTCCCTGGTGGACGTGACGATCAACGGGCTGCGGAATACGGTGGAGGAAAAGGGGTTTGGGGTGTTTTCCGTGTTCGGGCGCATGGGGGCCATCAACAAGCTGATGACCAGGACGGGAACCGGCGCCCTGGCGAGACTGGCCGCGAAGGTGCCGGGGCGCACGTTTTTTGCCGGGACGAGAACCGGCAAGATGCTTTCCACCCCGGCGTTTGCCTACGTGGAAGAGATGGCGGCGGAACCTCTGGCCGGGGAGTTGTTCGAGTGGACGGCCCGGAAGTTGTCCGGGATGACGGGAATGGAGGTGAAGCCGAAGGATTTCGAGGTGGTGGGCCCCGTGCTTCAGGCGATGGGGGATGTGGAGCAGTCCGGCGGATGCGCGTTGTTTGTGGCGGCCATGGCTGCCGGCCACGCTCCGAGGATGAAGCAGGAAGTGGCGGCGTTCGTGACGGATGCGCAGCGGGCCCAGCTGGCCGGATATACGAAGAAGCATGCCGAAGAGATGGCGTCTTTTTCCACGGCGGAGCACAAGGCTGCGCTGGCCCAGAAGTATTTCGAGACTGATGTATTGAAGGATCCAGAAGGAGCCGCCGAACGGGCGCGGAAGGCCGGCGCCGAGCTGGCGGACCGGCAGGAGGCCCGGCTGTACCAGATGTCCGGCGCTCTGGACAAGGTGCTGGAGAAGGCCAACATTGGCCGTATCCGCAAGCTGGAAGGAACGGACAGGTACGAGGTGAGCCTGCGGGAGGGCGCTGTAGTGAACGGCGTGAAGATGGAGGAAGACAGGAGCGTGGAGATGAACGAGGAGCAGACGGACGCCCTGGTTCAGGTAGTGCTGCAGGGGGCTTATTTGAATGGCGTCCGCGTGATGCAGGATGCCGTGCTGGGGAATGCCGCGATTTCGGAAGCCGGGAAGATGGATTTTATTGAGACGCTGGATATGTTGTCCGAGGAAGCGCCTGCGGAGTACCGGAAGGCGGCCGCCGAAACCGGAGGGATGACCGTCCCGGGGTTGATGGATGTGGCCGCGCGAGCCCAGGCGAGGATTGACGCGATTGTCCGGGAAGAGGGCGTGTCCGTCCAGGAAGCCAGAAGCAGGACGGATGCCGAAGTGATGGGGAAGGTTCAGCTTGGTTCCATTGCCGATTTGGCGGCGGCTTTTGAGAGGCGTCTTGATCATGCAGTGCGTTCCGGAGAGATTACGAGGGGGAGATCCGAGGAGATCAGGAACGGCACGGCGGCGGCCAGCTTCGCCCACCGGTTTACGATGGCGACCGATCCTGGGAGTTCCCTGCTGCTTTACGCAGGAGGCCATGCCACGACGGCCAACGTGATGGAGGATGTGCAGGAGTCCGCCCTGGTTCATTACATGAACCTGACCGGGAAGGATTGGCAGGATTTGTGGGAGCATTTGCAGGCGGCGGACGCCGTGTTGGGAAGGTACGGCGTGAGTCTGGGGACGTATGAGGGCCCGGCGCATGATGCCAGGGACGTGGTGGAAAGTTTTTCCAACCTGTCCCTGTCTTCCTCCCTGGCGGATATTGAGAGCCTGCCCGTGCCACAGTGGGTGAAGGACACCGCGGAGTTCGCCCTGAAGAATCTGGAGGATTCCGCCCGCATCATACGCATGGGCGAGCAATGGAACGAGTTTGCCGCGACGGACGAGGGGAAGAAGTTTATGGAAGAGCACGGAGGCCTGGCAGACGCCCTGCAGGCCGTGGGCGTGAGTACGGAGAGCGTTTTCCGCCAGGCGCGGATGGATGCCGCGCAGAAACTGGATGTGGAGATGGTGCACGCGGACCTTGCTTCCCGCAGGGCTCCGGGGGATGCCACGATGACGCTGGGCGAGCTGGAGGCACTGGAAGAGTCCATGGCGCGGATGGATGCCGCGGAGGATGTGGAAGAGACCGCGGAAGAGGAGGATGAGACTGATCCCGTGACCGGCATTGCCGGGAATTCGGCATCCCCCGCTCCGCTGGTGGAGGATGCCGGCGGCTCCCTGGAGGGGGTGGGGGAAGAGGCCGAACACGATGAAGAGGCCGGCGCGGAGTTCCGCGATCACGCGTTTGTGCGGGTGGCGCCGGATTGCGTGTTTGCCCAGGTGCGGGTGGATTCCCTGGCCCTGGCGCCGGATGTGGAGCAGTTCAAGCAGGGAGATCATAATGAACGCGGAGCCGTGAAGGGGCGCGAGCTTCAGGGATGGTTCCGGGAAGACGCCCAGCCCATTTCCGTGTGGCGGCGCAGGGATGGAGCCCTGCATGTGATTACCGGACGCCACCGGTTTGATTTGGCCGTGCGCGACGGGGTGGAGTTTATTCCGGCTTACGTGTATGAAGAAGATGATGCGCATGACGCCACTTGGGCGAAGATGCACGACGTCGGGCAGAATATGCTGGACGGTCAGGCGTCCGCGCTGGAGGTGGCTTTTTTTGTCCGGAATTCCAATATGGGCCGGGACGAGATGGAGGCGCAGGGGTATTTGCGCCCCGGTTCCGCCAATGTGATGGGCTGGGATATTGCCACCCTGGCCGGGGATGAGGTGTTTACCCGCCTGAAGAACGGGGTGATTACGGATAACGAGGCGTGGAAGGTATGCCGCCTGTCTTCAACGGAGGCGGGACAGATGCTTGCCCTGCAGCTGCGCGAGAAGGGGAAGCCGTGGGATTACGTGGCGGCCTATGTGAAGGAGGCGGACCGGGTGGCTGCGGAGAAGTCCCGGGAGGGAGAGGCGTTTGATTTGTTCGGCAACGATACGTCCTGGCAGGAGGATTGCGAGAAGGTGGCCCGCTTTGCGGCCCGGGGGATTTCCCTGATTGCCGAACGCCTGTCCCTTCTGAAGAAGTCCAGAGGCATCAGCCGGCGGAAGGATTTGGCGGGCAGGATGGGCATCCGCCTGGAGACGGACGCAGATTTGAATGCGGCCATTCATGATTTGGAAAGAGCCAAGGGGGCATGGCAGTCCCATGACCCGGCGCTGCACCTTCATGACCGCGCCCTTGCCTGGGACGGCACGAGTGAAGTGAATCCGTTCGAGCGTGTGCCCGTTTCCGGGGCGACGTTTTCCGTGGTTGCCATGGATAGTTCCGGAACTGTCCTGGCTCCGGAGACGTTCGTCACCCGGGAAGACGGAAGTCCTGACTGGTTTGTGATTCCGCGCCGCAAGAGGCAGCCAGCCATGCCGGTGCGGCTGCTGGTGGGTTCCGATGTCGGGGAGCATCGCGGCTATGGACTGACCCATATCCTGGCTTCCCGCGGGTTTTCCTTCTGGAAGGACCGTTCCCCGGAACGCTATATCAGTTCCATTCTGGCGAATGTGAGCGAGCTTTACGAGGTGGCGCCCGGGCGTGAGCTGCTGGTTAAGGGAAGGCAGCCTTCTTCATGGATGCTGCTGCAATTGGACCGGAAGGACGGGTTTTATTCCATTGTCTCGGCTTATCCAGTGCGGCAGGGCAAGAAGCCGCTGGGGAAGAAGCTCCCCCTTGCAGAGCGACAACCTGCAAACGCGAATAGCGGCACCGCGCGCCTAGGTCCAGGATCGGCAAGCAAGGCCGCTCTGCCGTCCCAATCCGCTGGCGGGGGAGATGGTTTTTCCTTACCACAAGGGGCGCATGTTGTCAACGTGAATGAAGTGGAATGCCGGTTTGACGACGGGGCTATTGTTCCGGCGACGTTTTCCCTATCTCTGGAAAAAGAGGCAATCAAGAAGGAAGCTGTGGCTGCGGGCACGTTCATGAAGGCCCCGAACGGGAAGGAAACGAATCTGACGGAAGACCAGTGGCTTGCCGTGCGCACGGCGGCGTTTAAGAATTGGTTTGGCGATTGGGAGAAGGATCCGCAGAATGCTTCCAAGGTGGTGGACGAGAACGGGGAGCCGAGGGTGGTGTATCATGGGACATACGGTGATTTCACGGTGTTTGACAAGGCCAAGATTGGATCTGCTACTGATTATGGTATATGGGGTAGAGGATTTTATTTTACCAATATGGAGAATACTCCGTACGGGAACAAGAAGCTGGCTCTGTTTCTGAATATCAGGAATCCGTTTATTTTTAATGATTACAAGTCTGCTGAAGAGATAGGCGATTATTTAAATATTTGGGATGGGAATTTTCATGAAGATGACAGGTTTGGAATATTCCGGCCGTATGCGACAGGAGCGGCCCAGATAGCCGATAGTGCTCAAGAAAGAGGACATGATGGACTCATTGCTGTACTGGGTAAATGGACGGAGTACATTGCCTTTGAGCCGAATCAGATCAAGTCCTCCACGAACAACCGGGGGACGTTTGATCCGAAGAATCCGGACATTACGTTTTCCATTGTTTCGGCACAGGAACAGGGCTTGTTCCGGGACGGCCATTTTGAGGCGGGCAACGCTGTGATTACGGAACCGGGGGTGACGTTCTCCATTACTGCCCTGCATGCTTCCCCTCACAGTTTTCGCAAGTTTGATACGGCGTTCATGGGCAAGGGGGAAGGAGCGCAGGCGTATGGCTGGGGACTTTATTTTGCGGAAAATCCGGAGGTGAACCGGAGTTATATGAACCAGTTCGCGCAGGATAAGACGACATGGAAGTTCCGGGAGGTGGAGACTGGCGTTATAGAAGTGATGCAACGATCCCTGGTAAATAGTTTTTTGCCGAAGGATGCCCTGCCGGAGGCCAAGGAGGACGCGTCAGATATCGCCTGGTCTGTTCTTGGCGATTTGGTTGATGCCTCCAAAGGAAGCATGACTGTTTCAGACATCGCCAGAGAGGTGATGGAGGAGATTGAAATCAACAGGAAACACGCGGAGGAGTATCCCCAGGAGCGGGAGAAAATGGTCCAGCTGGAAGGCTTTCTACTTTCTCTGCTTGATCATCTGGACGAGATAGAGGTCAGGACGGGCATGCCTTCCAATTACCGCGTGGAGCTGAATGTGGAGGATTATTTGGACTTCATGGAAGGAGGGGAGCTGCTGTTTTGGGATAAAGGGTACGGCTCATCTACAACATCCAGAATAGGAGATTGGCTTCTGGATGAGGGCAAGGAAGAAGCGTATTCTTTGTTCAACGACAAGGATCCGGAAAATGGGTATTGGATGGGGGGCAAGATTTACCGCTCGTTGGAGGATGCCTTGGGAAGCCCCAGAGAGGCGAGCGAGTTTCTGTTAAGGCATGGAGTGAGGGGCATCAGGTACGCAGACGGTTTTTCCCGCTGGAAGGCGGAGGAGAAGCAGACGTATAATTACGTGATTTTTGACGGCAACGATATTAAGATTACGGCGTTTGCGGACGAGTCCACCGGGGGAGCGTGGGCGGATTATGAGGATCCGACGGCGAGTTTCTCTCTTGCCACGAGAGAAAGTGTCTGGGTGACGCTGGAGCGGGAGGCGCAGAAGAACCGTTTGGAGGTGCTGCGCAGCCAGACGGCAAAAGCGTTGGAGACATGGCGCCGGGTTTGCGCGGCCAACGATGTGAAGCAGGGAGACGGCGCGGAGGCGTTCGGAAGGGTCATGGCCGTGGTGGCTTCCATTTACAAGACGCTGCCGGAGGGGTACAGGTTTGGCCTTTACCCTTACATGAGAGCTGCCGAGAATCTTGCCACCCGTCTGGAGGACGGTCAGGCATGGCTTTCCGATGAGCTGAAGAAGGAGACGCTGATGGACGATACCAGCGAGCGCATGGATGCCGTGATTGACAAGCTGCTGGCCCGCACGCTGGAACAGGCAGACCGATATGCCGTCGACCAGATGCGGGCGGAGATGGTTGCCCGCATCAAGGCCGTGCAGCCGACGAAGAAGGCCAGCGGGAAGTTTAACAAGGGCAAGTTGAGCGCGGAGGATTACAGGCATTTGCACGGGATAGTCGCCATGATGAATACGGACCAGGAGGCGAAGGAGAAGCGAATGCTGGAGCTGGAGGGCGTGCTTTCCAGCAACCAGTCCACCGAAGAGGAACGGGGTGCGGCCGAGCTGGAATTGAAGGATTGGCACACGTTCGGATATCTGGCCGGGATGGGACTGGAGCAGACGCGCGCCTGCGCGCGCGCCCTTGCCCTGTTTATCACGACGGGACGGACGGCCTGGTCCACCCGGTTGGACGAGGAGAGGCGCCGGACGAAGTTCAAGGCCGAGAAGATTGTGGAAGGGCTTGGGCAGGCCACTCCCCAGGGAGGACGTGACGCGGAAGAGGATGCGAAGGCGTCTACGAGAACGAAGGCGGCCAAGTACCTGAAGTACGGTTTGCAGTCTTATTCCCAGCTGTTGAATGGATGGAAGAAGATTCCCGCCCTGCGCGGTCTGGCGCATGCCGAGGTTACTGCGATTGCCGAGGCGAATGTGGCGTTGAGGAATATGAAGCACGCCCGGGACCGGGAGGTGACGGCCCTGGTTAAGCGGTGTTTTGGCGTTCAGCGCACCAAAGATGTGGCAAGGGTTCTTTCCGATTTCAAGAAGACAGGGGATTCCGGCGTAGTGCTGAATCCGCTGGTGAAGGTGGAGCGCACCGTGAGGATCGCCGAGGCCCGCGAGTGGGTGGGGTTGTCTTTTGAGGAGAGGGAGGAACGACGCAAGGCAATCAGGAAGGAGTACAATGACCGGGGGCTTTCCGACGATAAGGCGTCCGTGCCGGAAGCGCTTATTCCGGAGATGCGCCGGCAGCTTGCCGAGCTGGATGAATTGGTGAAGGCCGGAGACGGACGGGCCAGAAGGAGGAAGAATATTACGGCGAAGGAGGAAGTGGTGCGCCCGGGCAGGAAGGGCGAGACGTTGAAGGTTTCCCGCGCCCAGGCGATGTATGCCATTTTGCTTTACGAGCAGGCCGAGTACGTGGAGACGATGCGGAATGAAGGCATTGGAGAAGCGGAGGTTGCCCGCCTGCGCGAGTTTGTGGGCGCCGAAGGGCTGGCGTTCGGCTACGGCCTGCGGGAGCTGATGAACCGGCAGGGAAAGCTGCTGGCCCGTGTGTATGAGGAGCGTGAGGGGGTTCCCTTCCCCGCGGTGGAGAATTATTTCCGGGCCGTGTTCCGGGCGGACCACAAGCTTGATACGAAGGCGTCTTTCGGGGAACAGACGAATGCCGTGGCCGGCGGGGCGAAGTACGGGATGCTGATTCCCAGGCGGAAGCACAATTTGCACCTGGCCTGGAATATGGATTGCGAGGCCGTGTTCCAGGCGGCGAGCGCCGAGGTGGAGAATTATATTTGCACGGCGGATATTACTGCCCGCTGGCGCGGCATTCTGGCGGACAAGGAGGCGGCAGCGTCCCTGAAGGAGCACATGGGGCGCCACGGGATTGATTCGCTGCGGCACTGGCTGGATGTGATCGACGGGGCCGGAGTGATGGAGGGGGGCGCCCTGCTGGCCGGAGCCCAGGCGACAAGCCGCTTCCAGAGCGCCAAGGCGGTGGCCCTGCTGGCCTGGAACGTGCTGACGATGCTCAAGCAGACCAGCGGCCTGATGCACGGGATGTTTGCCGGGGAGGTTGGCATGGGGAGTTTCCTGCTGCACCTGGGGCAGACGATGTCCATGACCGGACGCATGGGGGTGTTTGAGGTGATGAAGACGGAGGCTTTCCGGGCGAGGACCAATGACGCTCAGGCGGAGCTGGTGAGCCAGCTGATGGGGTATGCTTCCGATCAGAATTACACCGGAGCGATCAGGTTTTCCATGGCCGGCATGAGGGCTATTGAGAAGATGGACGTGTGGAGCAATGCCGTGTCCATGGCCGCCCTGTATAACGCGAAGTGGGCCGAGCTGGAAGAGGCAGGAAAAAGGACCAGCGTCCCGATGACGGATGATGAGATGCA